CTTCAGTGCTATGCACGGTTCACTGGTGACTTCTTCACTGGTTCGTGAAACTACTGAGAACGAGTCACAGAACTATGGATACAAGTTCGGTCAAGAAGAAGAGACCTACAACATCGTTGCTGCTCACGGGTATTTTGGTCGTCTGATCTTCCAATATGCTTCGTTCAACAACTCTCGTTCACTGCACTTCTTCCTTGCTGCTTGGCCTGTAGTTGGTATCTGGTTTGCTGCTCTTGGTGTTTCTACGATGGCCTTTAACCTCAATTGGGGTTCCGTTGAAGTAATTTAACGGCAAACATCGGATGAATTGCTGGAAGTCCTCCTAAAATGGATAATCAGCAGCCAAGTCTCAGATACATCTGAGAAAGGTTCAGAGACTACCTGAGGAATAAAGTTTCCTTAATAACAGGTTTAAGCGTCCGACATCCTACTGGGATGAAGATATAGTCCACTCCTTAAAGATGGTAAATTTAAGGGTTCAGTGCAATGGTTTTAACTTCAATCAATCACTACTTGATAGTCAAGGTCATGTGATTAACACTTGGGCAGATATTCTTAACCGAGCAAATCTTGGTTTTGAGGTGATGCATGAGAGAAATGCACATAACTATCCTTTGGATTTGGCAGCCGTTGAAGCAACCCCAGTTGCTCTTACTGCTCCAACCATCGGTTGATAAAATTAGAGACCCTTTACGGGTCTCTTTTTTTATGTTATAATGGAGTTTAATATTTTATAAATAGTTAAAAGATTAAATACCATAATGAGAACCACTAAAATTTGTAGAACCTGCACACAAGAACTTCCTTCCTCTGATTTTAGAGAAGGTCGTAGGAGGTGTATGAGATGTGAAGAGAAAACTTATGCTGAAAACTGGGCAAGTAAAAGTCATATTGTCTGCAATAAATGTGGTGTAGAAAAACTTATTGATGAGTATTATAAAGGTCATAAAAGATGTAAGGATTGTTATAGCAAAGACTATAAGGACAAACGACCTTCTTATGATGAAAAGAAAGACTATATGTTAAAATATACTTATGGAGAAGACTTTGGTTTAGAACAGTACAAAAATGTGTTACAAGAGCAGAACGAAGTATGTGCTATTTGTCTAAATCCAAATACTAATGGTAGAAAAGATAGTAACAATCTTTATGTAGACCACAACCATAAGACGGGGAAAGTTCGTGGATTGCTTTGTAGTAATTGTAATAGAATGTTAGGATTGGTTGGTGATAATATTAGTACATTAACTAACGCAGTTAAATACCTACAAAAGCACCAATAATATGTCTCACCATCCTCAACACGAACCTATGGAACCTTGGGTAATCTGGGCAGGAGTAGGAATTATGATGTTTACAGTTATCATATTTGTCATATTCACTCTTTCAATGATGTACTTTTAGGCATATGTTCTTCATTCTTACAGTCTTCATACTCTTTGGAGTTTTTATGTTTGTAATGTCCCTTACTCAAGACTTTTAATATGTTCAATCCATAACATTTTGATGACAGTAAAAAAGAACTCCGTATAATTACTTATGAGTTCTTTTTCTTTTATGAAGATCTTTTTAGACACAGCAGATGTTGATATGATTGGTCCAGCATATGATACTGGACTATTGGATGGAGTCACTACAAATCCCACTTTGATTCTTAAAAGTGGAAGGCAATTAAAAGAAGTTATTGAAAATATATCACATGTATTTCCAGATTTGACAAGTATTTCTGCAGAGGTTGTTGCGGATGATGCAGAAGAAATGCTTTCACAAGCACAAAAGTATTATTCAATTGCACCATCAGTTACAATCAAAGTTCCTTGTACTGTAGAAGGACTAAAGGCTTGTAAGTTTCTTTCTGGACAAGGAATTCAAACCAATGTAACTTTGGTATTTTCTGTTGCACAGGCAATACTTGCATCAAAAGCAGGAGCAACATATATCTCGCCATTTGTTGGACGTTGGATGGATAACTCTGTGGATGGTATTGAACTGATTAAAAATATTCGTAGCGCATTCAATCAATCTCGTTCATATACTCAAATTCTCGCAGCATCTATTCGTGATGTGAGGCAAGTAGAACAATCTGCTCTTGCTGGTGCTGATGTTGTTACTATTCCACCTACAGTATTCTGGGGAATGTATAAGAACATTATGACCGAAAAGGGTCTTGATTTATTCCAGAAGGACTGGGAAGAAGTTCTTAAGAATAAAGAATGAAAGAAGAACATCAGTGCTGGAACTTCATAATGTCTTCATTCGCAAGATCTTATGGAGTTGAAAGGACTAAAATAGAACAAAAATTTCACGAAATTGCACTTCAATGGTGCGATGATCATAACTATACTTGTGATATTCATTTAGATGATTTAAATAAAGTTGATACTTATTTCAGAAAAGTTTACGAAGAGTGGGAGTAAAGTATGAGAGTAGGTTTAATTGGACTGGGACGAATGGGTGAAGGAATGTCCCGTCGTATGATGAGGGCAGGTATTGAAGTCTGGGGTTACAGGAGAAACTATGAAAAGGCAAACGAAGCATACGAAAACGGGTATGTTAATGGTATTACAACTTCTATACAAAGCCTTGTTCAAGTAGTAAAGCATAAACAAAGTGGAGTTGCTGACAAATATGGGCCAGGTATTTTTATGATGGTTGTTCCAGCAGAAAACGTAGAGGAGACAATCAATGAGTTACTACGATTTTGTGGTGAAGGAGATATTATTATTGATCATGGCAATAGCAATTTTAAAGACAGTCGGAAGAGAGCAGAACGTTTGGCAAAGTTTGGTATCCAATATATTGATTGTGGTACTAGCGGTGGTGTTTATGGTCTGGATCGTGGATACTGTCTTATGGTTGGCGGTGGAGATACTGCAGTCGCCACTTGTAAAAGCATTTTTAATGCCCTCGCTCCAGGAGTACACGCTGCCGAGAGGACTGAGTTTGACTCATCTGTAACTTCAGCAGAGCACGGTTGGTTGCACTGTGGCCCTCCTGGTGCTGGACATTTTGTGAAGATGGTGCATAATGGCATTGAATATGGTATGATGCAGGCATATGCAGAAGGATTTAACATTCTCAAGAATGCCAACAACGGAGCACAGTATGTCAGAGAAGGAGACGCAGAGGTTGCCCCTATGGCAGACCCAGAATCCTACTGCTATGATATTGACGTTGCTGAAGTTGCTGAGTTATGGCGTCGTGGTAGCGTTGTTGGTAGCTGGTTACTTGATCTTACTGCTGATGTGTTGCGCCGCAGCCCACATCTTTCTAACTTCTCTGGAGGGGTATCCGATAGTGGTGAAGGTAGGTGGACGGTTAATGCTGCTGTGGATCTGGGGGTTCCCGCTCCTGTCATCACAACTGCTCTTTATGAAAGATTTAATTCACGCAATCTGGGCACTTTCGCAGCCAAGATTCTGAATGGTATGAGATATATGTTTGGAGGACACCACGTTAGATGATTACATCAACAACACCTTATAAACTTGCTGAAATAATTAGAGACACTTGGCCTGGACTTTACAGGAAACCCCATAAGTCATATAATGAGCAAAAGACTTCTAAAAATGAAAAAATATAATGAAGAATATTTTTCAGTAATTGAAACTAAAACGGGCAGAAAAATTGTTGATTGTGGATTAGAAGAAGATGCTCTTGCAATGGTATCTTTTGATCCACAAAACAGATCTTATACTCGTAATAAATTTTTGATGGGACCTGTAGTTGATATTAAAATTCCAAAACAACTTCCTACTTCGAATATTGCAGTTTCAAATATAAAGGAAAATGGTTGTGCTCCAAGAAAAGAACAACTTTTAGATGGTGGGCCATTAAAACTTAAAGAAGATAAAAGGATCCCACTTAATACTAAATAATTTTCAGTTTTATAAAAAATATGAAGTTTACAGTTTATTCAAAAGAAGGATGCCCTTATTGCACAAAGGTTCAACAAGTATTGGAGTTAGCAAAACTTCAATATGTAGTTTATAAATTAAATCATGAGTTTACCCGTGATGAGTTTTATGCAGAATTTGGGAAAGGATCAACATTTCCTCAAGTAATAGTTGATGACAAACATATTGGTGGATGTTCTGACACTGTTCAATATCTTAAAGAAAATAATATAGTTTGATAAGTTCCTGGGAGTAAATATGACAGGCGACCAGGAAGCAAAACTAAATAAATCAGAACCTCAAATTAATAGAGGCGTTGAATTATTACTTAGAAATAGGAGGGGAAGATCAGAAAAACCAAAAACTTTTCAAGTGAAGTTTGGTAAAATGATCTCTCTTTTCCGTAGAGAGTTTCACTTCTTTATAGAATTTCACTTTGATATTAGGAAAAAATAAACTCTCTGGAGAAAACAAATGGAAACAGCATATGTAATTACATTCACTGTAATGTTCACGTTGCTCTTTTTTATGACAGGAGGTATAATAGGTTGGTTAACTTATAGGCATTTGTTAGAGTCAAGACCTCCATATTTGCATCCAGAGTTCTTTGATGAAAATGGGCAGGTGATACCTGACGAAATAGTATCTGTACGATTTGAAAATACCGATTATGACTACGACGACGAAGACGAAGAAGAAGACCGAATCGACAATTGAGGATCTTCCAACAAATCCTTTCATATTTGAAGTTTTGAATCTAGCTTCAAAACAAAGAACAAATGCAAAAAAGGTAGAAGTTCTTCAAAATTATGAAGATCCTTCTTTAAAAACAATTCTTATTTGGAATTTTGATGATTCTATAATTTCACTTTTACCTCAAGGGGATGTTCCATACGCTAGTACTGGGGAACAGACATCTTATAGTGGAACTTTAAGCAATAAGATTGATGATGCAGTTTTGAAAATGGAAGAGTTAAACTCTAATTCTCTTGGATCTATGGACCAAGGGAGATCATCTATTCGCAAAGAATATCATATGTTTTATAATTTTGTAAAAGGTGGTAATGATGGTTTGAGTTCTCTTCGTAGAGAAACCATGTTTATTAATATCCTTCAAGGACTTCATCCTCTTGAAGCAGAGATTCTCTGCCTTGTTAAAGATAAAAAACTTAGCACTAAATATAAAATCACTAAAGAAATTGTAAGTGAAGCATACCCAGATATTCAATGGGGTGGTCGTTCATGACAGTATCTGTAAAGGAGAAAAAAACAATGGCAGAATCTTCAAAAAAGGAAAAAAAAGTTCTGCCTCATGAATATGGTTGCGAAGTTCTTTTAGAAAAAACTTTACTTGAAAAGGCAAAAGATAAATCTTTTCCAAATGATGCTTATTTAATTTGGTATAATATAGATGGAGAAACTCACATTGATCTTGTGAGAGGATCTAGAGTTCGTATTTTTGATATGTATTATGATAGGTTTGGTCCAGGATCAGTTCAAAAAATTGATTTTGGATACGGAAGAACTAACCCAAAACTATGGGGATATCAGAAACCAGAAAAAAAGAAAAGGAAATGAGCGCAGGATTTGGGGGACAAGGAAAAGAAAATAGAGTTGGTAAAGATGCAAACATTACCATAGATCTAGACAATATTGATATTGTTTTGAAACAATATAAAAAAATTAAAAAATATCAAAAATCATCTCTGTACGCTATCAAAACAATGGACGGAACAGAAGAGATTGTAAGTTCATTGATTAAGGAAGCGGAGGAAAATCCACTGTAAAATGGGGAAGCATTATCTACTTAACTTGTATGGATGCTCGTTTGTCCTTTTGGACGACGAGCGTTGTCTTATAGACCTATTAGAGAACGCTGCATCGGCAAGTGGTGCAACTGTAGTTCAGACCATCTCAAAAAAGTTTACTCCTCAGGGAGTCACTGTGATTTGCTTGTTGTCTGAAAGTCATATCAGCATCCATACTTGGCCAGAGGAAGGTAAAGCAGCAGTGGATGTTTATACCTGCGGAGATTGTAACCCTAAGATTGGTTGCGATATAATCATTCAGCAGTTATATGCTACCAATCATACTTTAAGTTATATAGAACGGTAACAAATGTTACAAAGTTAGTTGCATATATAAACCAACGGGTCTATAATGATCCTACGTTCATCCCATATGGGACGGAAGTAAGCCGACGCGGAACGGATCGTTCATTCGCTATTCGCAAATAGCGAACGCAAACGCCGACTGAAGGAACGCTCTTTAACCTAAAAAACTAAGGAGAAAACCTAATGTCTAAAGTAGTATATCGCGGTGTTGAGTATGATACGCAAAAGCGTATTGCATATCAACAGCAAATGATGCAACAACCCCAACAATACAACGAAACCTATCGTGGTGTTAAGTTTGTAAAGGAGGGGCACAAATGAACACTTACTTCGTTCGTTATCTTAAGAAAAAAGCAAAGAAGGAACAACTTCTTAAAGACGCACAACTGAATATGGCAAAGCAACCCCAAGTTGCTTGATAATTAAGAGAGGGACTTGACTCCCTCTCTTTTTTTATGTATAATTACCTTTGTGAGGGTTAATCATGATGGATAAAGAAAAGCTTAAGTTAATCATTAGAAACCTTGAGTCCCTTGTGGATTGTTTAAAGTCAGAAGTATATTCTGATGTAGATTCATATAAACCACAATATGAAGAGGTTGCTCCTTATATTGATGATTATGATGAAGTGTTTTATGATGGAGAGAATGATGATTTTGATGACGATTTATTCGAAATCATAAAAGCAAATAAAAATTATAAAGTTTCAAATAAAAATAGTGGAGATGAATTGTGAAGGACATGTTTGAAGAATTTGAATTCATGAAACCAGAAGTAAAACTGGTGTCGGTTACGCCAGATGCAGAAAAACATATGGCGTATTGTGCCCGCGTTTCTAATCCAAAAAATCAAGACAATGAAAGTTTTGATGGGCTCCTTAAATATTGCATTAAGCATCAGCACTGGAGTATTTTCGAACAAGCTTCGATGACTATAGAAATCAATACGACAAGAGGTATTGCAGCTCAGATACTGCGTCATAGGTCATTTACATTTCAGGAGTTTTCTCAACGGTATGCTGATACTAATCTTCTAAATCAAACTATTCCTCTTCCTGAACTTCGTCGTCAAGATACTAAGAATCGTCAGAACTCAATTGATGATCTTCCTGATTATGTGAGGCTTACTCTACTGGAAGATATCCGTGTTCTGTTTGAGCAGTCCCAGAGGGTCTATGATCGCCTTCTGGAGAAAGGAGTAGCAAAGGAGTGTGCAAGGTTCGTACTGCCCTTAGCGACGCCTACACGCCTCTATATGACGGGTTCTGTGAGGTCCTGGATTCACTACATTGATCTTCGTGCTGGACATGGTACACAAAAGGAACATATGGATATTGCTGAGGCAGTTCGTTGTATTTTTACTTGTCAATTTCCCGCAGTTTCTACTGCTCTTGGTTGGACTCGTGAAGATTGCCCAGAATGCTCTGATGCACGTTCAATCACTATTGAATAAATACTCTCATATAAAATGGAGGAATAAAATTGGCAATCTACCCAATTGTTCACAAAGAAACTGGTGAAAAGAAAGTCATTGAAATGAGCGTTCATGACATTCAGCAATGGTATAAAGACAATCCTGAGTGGCAAAGGGATTGGTCTGAAGGATGTGCAACTCCTGGAGAGGTTGGAGATTGGCAGAATAAGTTAATCTCCAAAAATCCTGGTTGGAATGATGTTCTTGGTCGTGCTGCCAAGATGCCTGGTTCAAAAGTCAAAAAAATCTAATCACATATGGCAAGAAAAAGAACGAATGATCAACCGATTGGTGTTGGACTTACTGCAAAACAAATGAAGCGTAAGAAACCAATCAGTGCTGATTTAATGAGAGAGATTGAACCTCTCACAGAAAATCAAAAACTTCTCTATAAGGCATACGAATCAAGTCAAAATATTGTTGCCTATGGAGCGGCAGGAACAGGTAAAACTTTTATCACACTCTATAATGCTCTACAAGATGTTCTTGATGAAAGAACTCCTTATGAGAAGATCTATATCGTAAGGTCTCTTGTTGCTACCCGTGAAATTGGATTCCTTCCAGGAGATCACGAAGATAAATCATCCCTTTACCAAATTCCATATAAGAATATGGTAAAGTATATGTTCCAAATGCCAGACGACGCTTCTTTTGAGATGCTCTATGGAAACCTCAAACTACAAGGTACGATTAGTTTTTGGAGTACTTCTTTTATTCGCGGAACTACTCTGGACAATGCAATCATTATCGTAGATGAATTCCAGAATCTTAACTTCCATGAGTTGGATTCAATTATCACTCGCGTTGGTGAACATAGTAAAATTATGTTCTGTGGCGATGCTACTCAAAGTGATCTGATTAAAACTAATGAAAAGAATGGTATTATTGATTTTATGAAGATTCTTCGTGTAATGCCTTCGTTTGATATTATTGAATTTGGTATTGAGGATATCGTTCGCTCAGGATTAGTTAAAGAGTATATTGTTGCAAAAACGGAATTGAATCTATGACCTTTATTCATCATAATTTTCTAGGTGATATTGAATTAGAAAAGAAAGAAACAAATGGCATCCGACTCTACCATCTACCCGATGGTCAGTGGGTGCCCTCAATTACCTCAGTTACTTCATTCTACAACCGTCAGATCTTTGTGAATTGGCGAAAGAGAGTGGGTCTTGAAGAAGCAAATCGCATTACTAAAAGAGCAACAGCAAGAGGTACTGATTTTCACCAAGTTTGTCAGGACTATCTTGAAAACAAAGAACTAAACTGGGATAATTATCAACCTCTGACAAAACATATGTTCTATCATGCAAAGGTAGAACTTGATAAGATAAATAATATTCATGCGATTGAAAGAACTCTCTATTCCGAATACTTTGGACTTGCTGGACGAGTTGATTGTATTGCCGAATATGAGGGGGAGTTAGCAGTTATCGACTTTAAAACTTCAGATAAGATTAAACCAGAAGAGTGGATTGAGAACTATTTTGTTCAAGAGATGTTTTATGCATCTGCTTATTATGAAATGACTGGTAAACCAATTAAAAAACTGATCACATTAATGGTAACTCCTGGTGGAGAAGTGAAGGTATTTGACAAAAGAAACAAAGGGGATTATATTAAACTCTTAGTTCGTTATATTAAAGAATTTGTATCTCACAATACTAGGCCAGATGGAGAATGAGTTAGAAAAGGTTCTTGAAAGTAAGTTTTTCTGCCCTTCGCGGTTTGCACAAGAGATTGAGAATCTTGTGCAAATCAATGTTGAAATGAATTATATTGATGCGATTATTCATTTCTGTGAGCAGAATAATATTGACTTGGAATCGGTTCCGAAACTCATCTCAAAACCACTGAAAGAAAAACTTAAGTATGAAGCAATGGAACTTAACTTTTTAAAGAAGAGTTCCCGTGCAAAATTGCCACTTTGATTTGATTTTGGTGGAAAAATTTTTCCGGTAAAAAATCCTTATATTACTTTTTTGAATGATGCCATTTGACTCCTATAAAACTTATCTGTCCTTGAAGAATCATTTCACCAAGGACAGTTATGATTACTTTAAATATTGTGGGAAGAGTAGGGCAAGCCTTCAATCTTTTTATAAACGAAAGGACAGAATGTGGTTTGAAAAGGTTGCAAGGCAAAAATCGGATCAGGAAGTTGTGGACTTTTTTGTTGCTAATTTTGTCTCCTGCAATGATCCAGAAACTCTTTGGATTGGTGAAATGATAAAGGAAGGAGAAGAACGATACCAAAACTGGCAGAAGAAAATTCAATCTCTTTCATATCTTTTTAAAGAAGAAAGTCAATCTTTGTTTGAAGAGAATAAACTAGAAGAAGTTTTTAGTTGCTCTAAAGGTCATCCTCCACTTCTTAAAAGGTTTTTAACTGGAAAAGTAAGTTTAGAAACACTTGTTATTTACGATAAGATCTTTTCTTATTCAAATAATTTTGATAAAAAACTGAAAGATCCAGTGTGGGAAACCGTCAGTCGTAGAATTAAAAAATATAACCCTTTTCTAAATATTGATATATTCAGATTTCGTAAAATTTTAAAAGAGATTGTTCTGGAGGATTCATGAATTTTTTTAGTTCGGATGTTGTTCGTGCTGAAATGACAGAGATTGCAGAGATGCAAGAAGAGGTTTACTCAAACATCTTCAAGTTTCCTACAATGACCAAAGATGAACGACTAGAGCACGTTGAACTTCTTGAGCGTCTTATAGAAAAGCAGAAAGTTCTTTACACAAGAATGAGTTTATCTGATGACCCTGAAGCTAGAATGATGAAAGATCGCATTGTTGAATCTGCAATGATGATGGGTATGCCTCAAGGAACTGATATGAATATCATTCTTAACAATATGTCCAAGATTCTTGAGATGATGAAGCAACAGATTGACAAGCACGACCAGGACTGATAGAATATGTCTTTTACTAAATAGTTAGAAGTAAAAGACATAAATTATGTTTAATAAATTAAAAGAACTTTCTAATTATCTTGTTGAAGATACTGGAAAAATATTTTCTCTTTCTAAAAAAAATTATATAAATGTTTATGAAAATAACTGTGGATATAATTTTGTGTCTTTAAAAACTGATGAAGGAAAATGGAAAACCTTTTATGTTCACAGATTAGTTGCTGAAGCATTTTTGAACAACCCAAATAATTTTCCAAATGTTTTGCACCTTGATGATAATCCAAAAAACAATAATTTATCAAATTTAAAGTGGGGAACTCAAACCGAAAATATGAATCTTTGTGTTCAGCATAATAGAATTTCTAGAAATAATAAGTATTTAAAAAATCCAATAGAATGGAAATTAAAAGATCCTAATGGAAAAATTCATATTACTAGAAATTTAAAAGAATTTTGCTTAGAAAAAAATATTGATCCTGCTGCTATGTCTAAAGTTGTAAATGGTGTTGAAGGTAGGAAACAGCATAAAGGATGGACACGGGCTTGACATCCCTTTCTATTACAAGTAGAATAAAGTCGTTATAAAGGCCAAATCTAATTAATCCAATCAAAAAAGGTAATTAAAATGAGTTTTTCTGATCTTAAAAAACAATCCAAACTTGGTTCTCTCACCGAAAAACTGGTGAAAGAAGTTGAAAAAATGAGTTCCACCAGTGGTGGTGAAGATGATCGTCTCTGGAAACCCGAACTTGATAAAACTGGAAACGGTTTTGCAGTGATTCGTTTCCTCCCTGCCCCCGAAGGAGAGGATGTTCCTTGGGCAAAGATTTATTCTCATGGTTTCCAAGGTCCTGGTGGTTGGTTTATTGAAAACTCTCTGACAACTCTGGGTCAGAAAGATCCTGTTTCTGAGTATAATCGCAAACTGTGGAACAGCGGTAGCGACAAAGATAAGGAAACTGTTCGTAAGCAGAAGCGTAAACTGTCTTATTACAGCAACATTTATGTTGTAAAAGACCCTACCAATCCTCAAAACGAAGGTAAGGTCTTCCTGTTCAAATATGGCAAGAAGATCTTTGATAAGATTATGGAAGCAATGCAACCTGAGTTTGAGGATGAAACTCCTATCAATCCCTTTGACTTCTGGCAGGGTGCGAATTTCAAACTCAAAATCGTCAAGAAAGATGGGTACTGGAATTACGACAAGTCAGAATTTGGTTCTGTTGAACCACTACTGGATGATGACGATGCTCTGGAAGCCATCTGGAAGAAAGAGTATTCTCTGGCAGCAGTAACTGCTCCTGATCAGTTCAAGTCCTATGAAGAATTGGAAGCACGTATGAACGTTGTTCTGGGTCTTCAGAATTCTTCTCCCGCACGTTCCCGTGCTGTGATGGAAGAAGAGGAAGAGTATGAATCTTATGCAGAGAAACCCTCTGTTGAGAGTCGTGTTGTTGAGGAACTGGAGCAATCTTATGCTCGCTCTAAGTCACCTTCACTTCCTAAGATTACTCAGGATGAAGATGAGGACGATGCACTCTCTTACTTCCAGCGTCTTGCTGAAGATTGATTAACTATAAAGCCTGATATCATCAGCACGTTTAAGGGTCTCGGTCTTATATTGACTGGACCCTTCTTTGTATCTCATTGCTTCTTCTAGATCATCAATAATGATATTTAAGTATCTTGACTTTAGAACGTAGATATTTCTTTTAGCATCTTCTATTCTTTCTTCATATTCATAGATTGTGATAGGAGTAGCAATGGGTCCTATATCTATTGAATCTAAATGCTCATCAATATAAGAGTCATAGTAATTAATTGAATAATCTGGAGAAATATTAAGACCTGCCGGTAATATAGTAACTCCTTTACTGTTTTTAACTTCTATTGACTCATAATGGTGAATTCCATTGTAAATAATATAATATAAGGTTTCTTCTGTTGTTTTCCTATCATTATCTAACTTATCTAGGTAATTTGGAATATCTGATAACTTAAAATAAGTATCTGAAATTTTACTTAGTTTTCCAAAATCTTCCCATACTTCACCATTAAAAACCCAAAGATGTTGAGTATCTTGAGCAAGAACACAGTTTTCTTTTGATGGTGGTTGAGAAAAATAGTTACCATCAGATGTCATTGTACCAGTCAAATATTTTTGTGGTTCGGGTGACAATGGTATGACGGATGGAACTTCTCCAACAATTTGTAAGTACATATTGGAGATGTCAATACTTGCATATTTTTCTTTCAGAAAAGTGTCAAAAGAGTTTTGAGTTAATGGCCACTCTGTTTGTATATTAATGATATTATTTGATAGTAATACTATCCAATCCAATGTAGGATCATCATAAATTTCATATGCAACATTATCTGGACGATCATCACCTATAATTTTGTACTTTTCAAAGTAAGCTAAGTTGCCAAAAATATCTGGACGTATCTCTCCTCTTTTGAATAAGTTTTTGACCTGAACATAATCTCCAATTTTAGCATTAGGATCTCTGCTAACGTATTCAAATGATGGTACTTTTCTGAAATATGATGGCATTTTAGTAACCTACGTTTGTTATAGTTGTTTCTGATCCATATTCATCATCAAATACTGGTTCAAGTTCTTGGAAAGTCATAGAGATTACATAAGAAATCATAGAACGTTCATTAATATTTGAACTCATATAAGTCATATACTGACCTTCTGGAGTGTAGTCAACATTAAATGCAGTTAATGCACACTCTTTAAATTTATTTAAGTATGGGTGTTGTTTATTTGATGTCAGATAGGAAATTGCAAAGGTTCTTGGTGTCTTTAATAATAAAGAACTACTACTTCTTTTTACTGACATTGCCTGTTTAAAGAAGCGAATTATTTTCATAATCTCTTTTGCCTCTCCGCCATTTCTTGGTGATAATTTAAATGTAAATGAGAAAGATCTTAGTCCTGGACCACTGAATAATAATTCAAGGTTATTATTAAACATAGAACCAAGGGTTCTTTGTTTAATCATATTATTATTTGCTGCAACATTTGCAATCAGACCAGATATCCCTGTCTGCAAATCTCCAGATTGGATTCCTTGGTTTGCTTTTTCTGCTGTATTTTCTATTGCACTTTTAGCACCTTCTGCTCCACCAAGTGCATAATTTTGAGCAAATTGTCCTGCTGCTTTTTGTAAATCATTTAGTTCATTTTGTTGCCAACCAACAGAGTTACTATCATTAATCCCTGATGGAATCGGTAAGGTTATAGTTCCTAAAGATATTTTTCCTGCACCCTGAATGGTAGGATTTCCTGCCGAATCTACAGTAACGATTCTTCCATTTTCTGACGCTTTTCCTTGAGCAAGAGATGGTTTATACTCTAAGATTGTAAATTTAATGCAATCTTGATGGTCGGACGATAAATCTAATGGATATTTTGCGTTTCCGTATTCTTTTCTTGTACCTTCTCTGAAAGAATCATTTTCTTCTTGTGCTGTCTTTTTTTGCTCATCAGTTGCCGGTTTGCTATCATCATTAGTATTTGTATTATTATTTGCTGATGCTTGATTTGATTTTCCTGCTGCAGCATTTAATGTTGACGTTTGTTCTGCTGTTGGATTATCACCGAATGGATTTGATGATTTAATTTGTTGAGATCTAACTTGACTTAATTGTGAGTTTGGATCTGAAAGAAGTTTTTTTTCTTCTGGTGATGCATTAGTATCAAAAGATTTTACTAATTCTCCAGATCCTGCAGGTTTATCTACCTCATAAATCGGGACACCACCAGTTCCGTCAGCATTAACTCTATAAAGTGTAGTTCCTACACTTCCATCGTCATTACTTGTTGTTAGTGATTGATAATGACTATTTCCTACTTTATTAATTCCACTTTTAGCAGTTGTTGCCATCAGAACTCTCCCCTAATCATAATAGGATTAGTCATCTCAATTTTTTGTAGAGTATGAGACATTGATGAGAAGGGTTTTATTTATTTAGACGGAATTTTGCATATGGTATAGAAAGCATTTCGTCTAATTCATTGTATTTGATAACGTGAAGTTTACCTGCTATCTCTTCCCAAGTATATTGTCTTGATTTTCTCCAGTGAAAGTTGATTGCCTTAAATCCCCAACTATAAAGTTCGGTGCAAGCAATCAATGGATGCTGGTCATATTCAATATCGGGTGTCTTGGGATTATAAATGAATGTATAAAATTTCCCAGGTTCAGGATATAATACTTCTTCTTTTAAAGAATCAATAATCATTAACATCAGATCTTCTGGATCTGACGTTTGAGTTGTATCAATTCTCTTGAGAAGGTCTCTCATCCTCTGAGTGGTAGATGTTTTTTCTACATATTTCCCAAAACCTTCTGCCATTACTTAATACCTAATTCTTCTTCTGTAATGACCTTAAATTCTAACATCCTGTCTTCACACCATTCTTTTGCTGCTTTCCATTTTGCTTGATTAACTGCATAAGTTCTACATTCATGTAGATATGATTTAGTTACTCTTGACTTTTGTTTTGGTGGAAGAGTTTGCTTTTTTGGTTTCACTTCAATCACATAGGTTTTTATTTTACCTGATTGTTCTTTTACTTTGATTAGGTAATCTGGAAAGTATCTGTGAACTCTATTGTCTACTGGAGATACATAACCGATGCAAAATTCTTCCGATGCCCAAGATATAATACTTGGGTTATGATCGCACCAATAACAAAAGCGTCTTTCCCAACTGCTTCTGCAGATGATATTGTTTGCGTCACCTTGATATTTTTCTGGATAAGATGGTTTGTAGATACTTTTAATACTTTCTGCCATTATCCTAACTACATAATATATAAGGTCAAAAAGTATTTATAAATGCCTACCAAAAGGACATTAGACGATTTTAAATCTAAGTTAACTCGTCCTGCATTAACTTCTCATTTTGAAGTTAAAATACCAATTCCTGAAGGGTTTTCAAACAATCCTTCTTATCTGGAAGCAAATGGTCTTCAGCAGTTTGCAAATATAAATCAAGAAACTTTAAACTTACTTTGTTCCGAAGCAACTTTACCCGGATCTAATTTGGGTACGATGGATATTACTGGTGATTATCACGGAGCAACTCAAAGATTTGCAAATAGAAGAATATATGATGATAGAATTGATTTAACTTTTTATGTTGACGCTCAGAACTATCTTGCTATTAGATATTTTGAAACCTGGATAAAATATATTGTTGGAGAAAGTATTTCAGATTCTGGTTCAAGACCTGGATCTAAATCACCTAATTATTTTTATAGGCTTAATTATCCCGACCTTTATGTTTCTAAACAAGGATTGCAGATTACAAAATTTGAGAGGGATTATTCTAGTACCTCATTAGTTTATGATTTTATTAATGCATTTCCAATTTCTGTAGCATCTATGCCTATTTCTTATGAATCATCTTCTCTATTGAAGTGTACGGTTTCATTTACTTATCTTAGATATGTGTTAAATCCACCTTCCACAGATCCTCCGCATCCAGATGCTACGAGTGGAACATCTTCTGTTTCTGGAGATCCATCAAATCCGGTTAATCAAGCAACATTTAACAACCCTCAATTTGAAGTTAGTGGTACTTCTCCACCAGATCTTCAAGGTACTGGTGCTTTATCAACTCCGATTAATGGATTTAATATTGGAGGTGTTCCTACTTCTGCTGCTAATGCATCTGGAAATTCCGTCACACAATCTGATATTAATACTGCATTATCTCAAGAAAGAGCTCTTGCTACAAATGGATAATAAATAATCACACTGAAGTTTCTATAGGACATTATGCCTTTACCTAAGATTTCTACACCAACATATGAGTTGGAATTGCCATCAACTGGAAAAAATATTCGTTATAGACCATTTCTTGTAAAAGAGGAGAAGTTATTAGTAATTGCTTTAGAGAGTGAAGATAATAAGCAGATTACTAATGCTATTAAAACAGTCATTAAAAATTGCATCCTGACAAAAGATGTTAAGGTAGAAACTTTACCTACGTTTGATATTGAGTATTTGTTTTTAAATATTCGTGGTAAATCTGTTGGAGAAGAAGTAGAAGTTAATATTATTTGTCCGGACGATAATGAAACAAATGTCACCGTTTCTATCAATTTAGATGATATTAAAGTTCAGAAAAGTGAAGAGCATACAAATAGAATAAAGGTTGATAGTACTATTATGATGGAAATGAAGTATCCATCGTTGGATCAATTCATTAAGACCAATTTTGATTTTAAAAATGAAAATGCTATGGAGCAATCTTTTGATCTGATTGCATCTTGTATTGATAAGATTTTTACTGAGGATGAAGTATGGGCAGCAGCAGATGTTACCAAAAAAGAACTCACTGAATTTTTAGATCAAATGAATTCTTCTCAATTTAAAGAAATTGAGAAGTTTTTTGAAACAATGCCAAAACTTTCTCATAAACTTCAGATTAAGAATCCAAAAACTGGAGTAGAAAGTGAAGTTGTTCTTGAAGGGTTAGCATCTTTTTTCGCGTAGCAATGGTCCATATGGACCTTGAAAATTACTTTAGGTTAACTTTTGCTTTGATACAGTACCATAAATATTCATTATGGGAAGTTGAAAATATGATTCCTTGGGAAAGAGATATCTATGTTGGTCTTTTAGAGCAACATCTTGAAGAGGAAAGAGCGAAACAGCAACAACAAAGTTCACATATGTAAGTAGGTTCGTATGGCACCAGTAAACGCACAAAGGCTGATGGGTAGAACATCTACAGTACAGTCCGCTGCGGTTGCTCCTCAGCAACAACTTGTTGCTTCTCCTGCCGATACTGCTGTTCTAAAAGATATATCAAAATCGTTAACAAATATTATACAACTTCTCTCACAGCAAAATAAGCAAACTGTGAGAGATGCTGATCAAACCAGACAGGAACAAGAAAGAAGTAGAAGAAAGGGAATAGAATTAAATTTAGAGAGATCTTTTGCTACCGTTAAAAATGTAGCAACGGCAGTTGTTGCCCCAGTTAAAAGTATCTTAGATCAAATTATACAGTTTTTTGTAACTATATTTCTTGGTCGCGCTCTAATATTATTATTGAATTGGTTTGCTGATGAAAATAACCGAAGCAAAGTCCGCTCTATTATGCGGTTTTTGCAGGATTGGTGGCCTTCATTAGTCGCTGGTTATATTTTATTTGGAACTGGATTTGGTAGAATTGTAAGAAAGGTTGCGGGAGTTGCTATAGGAGTAACTGCCCGTCTTGTTGTAATTGCTGCCCGATTAACAAAGGCAATTTTAACGGGTCAGATATTAAAGAAGAAAGGAATTGCATCGGTATTTGCTGGTGGTGGAAAACTTGGAGGATTAAAAGGATTTGCTCTCAGGGGTGGAATTGCTGCAGCTGCTACTATAGGAACTGGAATAGCAGTTAATAATATGATGGGTGGTGGAGAAGCACCACAACTTGATGTTCCCGAAGCACCTGCAACTCCTGCTATGGGTGCTTTTGGTGGTGGATTTGCAGGTATTAAGGACTTATTTACTAATGCAACATCAGGATTAAGTTCTAAGGTCAGTCCATTTACTGCATTCTTTGGTTCTGGTGGACTTGCAAGTTTAATGCAAGGAATGAATGGTGTAGTATCTGGACCAAAGGGAATTGATAAGGTTCCTGCGATGCTTACTGATGGTGAGTTTGTAATGTCTCGCGGGGCAGTTCAAAAGTTTGGTGTGAATACTCTGGAGGCAATGAACGCTGCTGGGGGTGGAACTAATCAACCCAAAATTATACGCGGAGTTCCTCACGCTGCTGGAGGTGGACTTATTGGTGGGGTTGATGAGTTAAGAGCAAAGTACGATGCTAAGCACGGTGCTGGTTCTTATGACAAAGAGAGTGCAAGAAGAAAAGCACAATATGCTTCTGAGGATGCTGCAGCAGAGGCAAAAAGAAATAAAAAACCTGTTCGTACTGAAACTGCTTTAACTAGAGAACTCAAAGCACAAGCGGGAAGGGGAACAAAAACAACGACGATTAATGGATTAACTATTCCTATTGGAATAAATCCATCTAAATTTAAAGGGACTGGTATTACAAATCCCTCAGAAATAACAAGTGCAGCAAAATCTTCTGCAAAGGGTATTGTTGGTTCTATTAATGCTCTTACTGGAGTTGGAAGTGGAAGATTAACGGCAGATCAACAAAGAAGAATCGCAGAAGATGCTGCTCAGAGAAATAGAATTATGCAGCAGGGGAAGCAGAGAAGATCTGCCGATGATGCAATAAGAAAAGAGTGGAATAAAGCATTTAGTGATCCGACAAATCCATTATATCAAAAGGCAGCATTTGATGAAACTTATAATTATGAAAAATTTAAAAAAGATTATTTGGCAAAGCAGTCAAATGTATCAAACCTAACTGAAATGAAATATACTCCATATCAATCTAAGTTTCCTGGTGCTCGTGATGCTGCTTTTGAAAAGGCAAAGGGAATCGGTGGATTTGCTGGAATAAAAATCGGTGGATTTGCTGGAATAAAATCTTCAGATTATTATAGAGCAAATACCAAATCTAAAGAGGCAAGTTTATCTAAGTTATCTTCAAAAGAAAGATTGCAAAGATTAAGTGGCGAGGGTAGTGGAAAGGGAAGAAGATTTGAAACAGAAAGTGCTTCAGGAAAAGCAGAGTTTGCTGGTCGTGGTGGAATGCTTGGTGGAATAGGTAGAGGACTTACGAGAATGTTTGGGAGTGAAAAAGATAAAGCACGAGTTGCAGCACAAGATAAAGCATCAGAATCAAGAACAAAGCAGGCAGGTGCTGCTTCTATCGGTAGATATTATTCCTCTTCTGATGGTAAGTATTATAAAGATTATGCTGCCGCACAAAAAGCAAGACAAGCACGATTAGCAAAATCATCTCCTAATAGAAAACCAATAACTCCAACGCCAAAACCAGCACCCAAAGTTGTAAAAGCAAAACCACAAGTTGCTGGTGGAGGAATGGGTGGAGGAAGGGGTGGTGGAAAACCATCGGTTCCAAAGTTCCCAGCATCTTCTGGTGGAAATAAGAAGAATGCAAAGATCTACGGTATTAAGTGATGGCAAAAATAACTTCTCCTTTAACAGGTAGTTTTGTTTCTCTTAAGAAACAATTTATTTCTAAAGAGAAGTTAATTAAATCTTCTTTAATTCTTCAGAAGAAGAATAGTGAAACGCGAAGAAAAAATTCTGAAAGAGAATCAAGAATTAATTATGAATCCGTATTGGAAAGAACTCTTGGATTTCTTGGAAGACCTATAAAATCCATAGGTAAAAGAATGAGTTTTCTTGATTCTTTAAAGCAATTTATTACAAGTACTTTACTTGGATTCATTGGCATTCGTCTTTTAAAATACCTCCCCCAATTACTAAGATTACTCCCTTTATTGTTAAAGGTTAGTGATTTTATACTTGATATGAGTGGAAAACTTTTAAATGGACTTGTCACTTTTGTTGATAAGGGTTATCAAGCAGCGGACAATGCTAAGAAATTGGTAAAGAGTATTGGCGGGCAGAAGGCAATTGATGCTCTTGATAGTATGAATAATCAAACGAATTCTTTATTGAATTCAATTTTGATTGCTGGAATGTTGTTTACTGATTTTGGCGGAGTTGGTACTGTTGGTCCTGCAGCAAGGGGAGCAATAGATGCTGGTGAAGAAATTATTGAAGAAACAATAAAGCAGGAAGGGATAAAAAGGGCAACGCAGGAGGCAGCAAAGCAGGGAGTTAGATCTGCTATTGGTCCTTTAGGTGCTACTGGAATTATTCTTGGTGTTGGATTGCTATCTTCTGCTTTAGGTGAAGGTGCATTTCAGATTAAAAGATTTGGAAAGCAACTTGAATCGTGGACAACTGGAAAATTTGCAGAAGCATCTCAGGACAAGAATCCAATTACTAGATTTTTGAAGAGAGGATTTTTTGGATGGTTATCTAAAACTCTTGGTCCTGCTATTTGGTTATTGAATGGGACTGGAGTAATGTTTGATATTGTAGGTGCTCCATTTAGATATGGTGTTGAATTGATACGGGCAGCAATAATGAAATTAAATGATGACCGAAAGGGATTGGAGAAACAGAATAAAAATCTTGGAAAGTTTGATGCAAGAGTAAGAGATGGAATTAGAGAACATTTTTCTATTCTTGCTCCTTTGTTTCAGTTTATAGGTATGAAAGGAGTTTCTCAGAAGTTACAAACTCCCGGTTCTTTTGGATCTTTATATGGAGAAAAAGCAGCAAGAGATATGGGATATTATCGTGGAGGTTTGGTAATTAAAAAATTTGCTGGTGGTGGATATGCAAGAACTGTTGGTGACGAAAACAAAGTAAAAATTCCTAGAACATTTGAACGGGAATTGTCTGATGTAAATCCAGGTTCTGCTATTGGCGGTGAAAAAATGATTGAAAAAGTATTCCCATATACTCCAGATAATAATACAATGAATCAATATAATTTTATTGTTCGTTCTCAAAAAAAGTTATCTAATGTGGATTCTTTGGGTTCTTTGATGGGAATGACTATGAAATCTGTAATGGGTGATAGAATTTCATCTCAAGATTATAATATTGTTTCCGATTCCATTTCTAATTTTTTAATGAGAGGAATATATGATAAAAATCCAGAAATTTATAGGCAGATTGTTTTGAAATTGGGATCTGATGGATTATCTTCTGCCATCAATGGAGAGATCACTAAAATACTCAGTGGTACATTTGACCAAATTCAATCACAGTTAAGAATTCAATTAGGTCTTAAAGAACCTGAAAATGTTAAAACTTCAGATAAGATGGATTGTGAATGTCCTACAGAGGGTGGTGGGGGAGGAGAGGTCTTTGCTGGAGAAATACCACCAGAGGGAAAGGCACTTTTGGATGCTATTGCTGGTTCAGAAGCAAAAGGATATAATTCTAGGTTTCCCGGAGAAACATTTAATAATGGATATAAAGATCATCCAAGAATAGATGCACCAATTCCTTGGAGACCTGGATTGACAAGTAATGCTGCAGGAAGATATCAATTTTTATCTACTACTTGGGATCCTCTTGCTAAGAAATTAGGATTAAAAGATTTTTCTCCAGCAAATCAAGATAGAGCTGCCTGGCAACTTGCTGTTGATGCATATGGTTATGGATCTAATGGAATAATTAAGGATTTGCAATCAGATCCATTAAGAGTTGCAAATAAATTGAGTGGAACTTGGACTTCTCTTCCTGGAGGAGCAGAGAAGAATAATGCCACTGATGGATTTTTGGGAAGATATCAGGCAAGTGTTAAAAAATATAAAGGAGAATCATCAACTGCAAAAATTGCTCCAGGATCTCCTGCTACAAATGTGTCTGATTGTGTTTGTGATCCAGAAATACCAGATGCAACTAATATTGGTGGACAAGTTCAACCTGCAGGAGAAACTGCTGGTGGAACTGTTAGTGGTTATCCTATTACTTCTAGGTTTGGACCTAGATGGGGTAGAAATCATGGAGGTGTTGATGTTGGTGCTCCTCAGGGAAAACCAATAGCAATTAGAGCACCTGGAGAAGTTGTTTTTGCTGGATTTAGTGGTGGATATGGTAATGTTGTTGATATTTGGGTTCCTTCTTTGAAACAAATGTTTAGAATGGCTCATATGAGAGATACCCCGTCAGTTACAAAGGGACAAAAGACAGTTGCTGGGCAACTTCTTGGTTATGTGGGAAGTACGGGAAGTTCTACTGGTGCTCACGTTCACTTTGAATCACACGACACTATAACTTCTGCATATGGAAGTAAAGATCCTATGCCATATATTAAGTATCTTACTATTGGTAGAGAGTATGGTGGTCCTACACTTACTGGTGGTATGAGGTTACTTCACAAAGGTGAATATGTTATTGATAAGGACTCTGTTGATTTGTTTGGGGGGAATCAATTCTTTTCTCTAATTAATAATGTTGAGAATGAAAAACAAAGAGCAAGTTCTTCTTCAAAATTAATTGAACATTTGAGTAGATACACTGGAAGAAAAATTGACCAAAAACCTGATGTAATTTTTGAAGAAGATGAATCTGAGATTATGATGTCTCCTCCTATGTTTATTCCTATTTCATCTGCCGGTGGAAGTTCTGGTGGTGGTTCTTCTGATTATGAATATGATATGTTAAGTATGAGGAGTTAACAAATGGCATATATTGAACCCAGAAATTTAACTGCCAATATTATAAAGAAGCAAGTTATTCGTGTAGAGAAACTTGTCGGTGAAAGAAATAAATTTAGAGATGTTGCTTTTAAAAAACAGAGAATCTTTAATGAAAGGAAAAGATCTGAAGAGAGAGAAAAGAAAGTAGAGAGTCGTCCTGATTCTAAGGAGAGAGAAGTATCAAATAAAATACCCGTACCAAGATTAGGATTTCTTGATGCTGTAAAGGACTTTTTATTTAAAATTTTATTAGGTGCCTTTGCAATTAAATTATTACCACAACTTCCAAAACTTAAAGGTGTGTTGATGGGTGCTTTGAAGTTTAGTGATTTCATTCTTGAATTCTCTGGTTCTATATTAAATGCATTTGCCACTTTTGTTGATAAAGTTTATAAGATAGTTGATTTTGGAAAACAGCAGGCAAAACTTCTTGGGGGAGATGCTGGATTAAAAAATTATAATAGAACTCTAGACCTTGCCAACAAGGTAATGAATTCTATGTTAATTGCTGGAATGTTGTTCAGTGACTTGGTTGAAAGTGATTCAAATGCTGGAGCAGCACAGCAAGCAACAGATCTTGTAAAGGATAGGGTTATTCAGCAAGCGGGACAAAGAGCAGCACAGCAGGCAGCAATTCGCGGAGCAGCACAAATATCAACCCGTGCAGCAGCAGGAATTGTTGCTGGTGTTGGTCTCATTTCTTCTGCCCTTGGCGAAGGAATGTTCCAATTGAGGAAGTTTACTACTAAGGTTGAAAGAGATGCATATGATGGATTAGCAGAAGCACAAAAAGATCCAAATCCTTTTACTAGATTTCTGAAGGTTGGATTTTATAATACAATTGCAATTCCCGGAATGAGATTTTATAATTTTGTTTCCACAGGAATTGGAACTCTACTTGACATTATAGGTGCTCCATTTAGATATGCCATTGAATTAATTAATTTTGGTATTATGTCCCTTACTGGAGATGCTGATGGAATTAAACAGCAGAGAGAAAATCTTGGAAAACTTGATGCAAGAATTAGAGAGCAAATCCGCCAGATAGTAAACACATTAAGTTTTGGAACCCTTGCAAAACAACAAGGATCTTTTGGTAGTTTATTTGGAGATCAAGCAGTTAAATCTATGGGTTATGCATCTGGAGGTGCTGTAACCCGTGGTGGAGTTTATGAAGGTGCTGTTACAAGAACTGTCGGAAAAAAATTAAGAGCACGAAGAGTTGAAAAGGTAACGACCGCACCAATTAAACCTGGATCTGATGTTGGTGGTCTTCTCCCTTATCCAGAAAGTAAAGTATCAAAAATTGAAACTTTTTATACTAATCCAAGTGATCCTGGATTAGTAAATTCTTATAAGTATCTAACAAATACTTACGGCATTGCTAGCAGATCTAAATTTATTCACCCAATACTTGAATTGGGTATTAAAGCAATATTTGGAGATAAACCTAACGAAGGTGATTACAAAGCGGTTGGAGTTGGATTAGATAACTTTTTAAATGAAATCCTAGGTACTGTTAAATCGCCCGGAAAAGATACATCTATTAGCGATGAATTTGGTTCCGTAAACATTGCAAAATGGGTGACGAGTATGGTGAAAGATTCTATATCAAATAATATTAATAGCATTTTGGATGAGTTGAAAGATCAATTAACTTTAAAGAAGAGTAGAACCTCTGCAAAAGAAAAATCAAATAAACCAAGTTCTGGTGGTGGATCTGAAAATCCTATGGCACAATTTGGAGGTCAAGCACAGTTTGTAATTGGAGATAGTATTGCTCACGGATTTGCAGGAAGATCGGGTAATGGTGATAATGCATCTGATACGCAGGTTGGTAGAAATTCTTCTGCTGTTCTTGGGATACTAAAAGCAAGGGGGGATGCTTTGAAGGGTGCTTTGATTGATTTATCTACTGGTATTGCTAACTCTACTGGAGATTGGGATTCGGTGGAAGCACAATTAAAACATCTTAAATCAATAGGTGCAAGAGTTAGAATACTTGGAGTTGGAAATGATTTTAGTAAAGCAAAGGGTGGAATTAATGAAAAACTTTCTCAAATGGCGAGTAAATATGGATTCTATTTTTATGGTGGATATAGGGGAGGAAAGGATAAACTCCACGGAACTGATGAAGATTACGCGAACTTGAAGATAAAGAGAGATAAAGATGTTGCTTTACAATCGCAAGATAAAATGCAATTAGGTGCTGGCAGTGGAAAACCTGGAGAACTTCTTGCTAGTGGAGCTAAAACTACATACTACGATCCATCTTTAGGTGGTATTAATGCTAGTGGGGCAAAAACTAGAGAAGGATTGCCCGCTACTTCTACTGGAGAAGGTTATAGATCAAATGTATTTTCTGCTGCTGCTTTTCCTCCTTTGATTGCAAGATTGCCATCTTCAATGACTGTTCCAGCATCACGTTTTCCTGGTGGTAGAACTTTAAAAAGAGGATTTAATGTTATAGTTACTGGTCCAAATGGGAAAAAAGCAGTAGTTAGGGTAAATGATGTTGGACCGGGAGTTTCTGGGCATTCTTCAAATCATATGTTAGATCTAAGTGTTGCCGCTAAAAATTATCTGGGAACGGGTGAAGGATATACTATTCATATGGCCGAATCTGGATCTTCTCCTGGACCAATATCTCAAGCATTTCACGGCGGTTACATTGATAAAACCCAAATGGTCCTAACTCACGCCGGAGAATATGTTGTTGATGCGGATTCTGTAAGATTGTTTGGAATTAAGTTCTATGATATTATTAATAAAACTGAAACCGTTAGTCAAAGAAGAAGAGCATCTGAGAATTTAGTATCTATTTTAAGTCAATATACTGAAGATGGATATCCAGAAACAGAAAACGATTATACATACCAAGTCCCAGAAAGTTCTTCAGTAACTGTTGTTCCCCCTCAAGTCATACCTATCTTTAGTGGATCTGGTTCTTCTGATAGCGAAGAAGGCGATGATCCATCTATGGATGGTTTGTATATGTAATGAATTAAATAGTAATATAAAAATAGAAAAGTATGGCAAATACACCAATCACTGCTGCACAATCTAGAGATTATAATATTTCTCAGTTTATAATTACATCCAATGATCAAAAGAATCAAAAGGATATCTCCACTTTAATTAGTGACTTATATTACTTTGAAAGTGTTCTAAGTCCTTTTATTAAAATGGATATAATTTATGTTGAAACAGGTAAAACTGTTGAATCTGAGGGATCTTATAAAACTCTAGTTGAGGGTATGCCTTTAGTGGGCACTGAAAAAACAACTATAAAAATTACAGACCCGAATCAAGTAGAAATAAAAGTTGATATGTATATTGATAACATAAAACCATTGACTCAAGATACTCAGAAAACTGCTGTTGCCCTTAACTTAGTTTCTAAGGAATCAATTCTTAACTACAAGACCGCTTTAAATACAAGATTTGATGGGAAAATATCTGACCACATAACAAAAATTCTAACAGATCAAGCATATCTTGGGACTTCTAAAAAAACTGATATAGAAGAAACTGAAAATAATTATAATTTTCTTGGAAACAATCGTAGACCTTTCTATACTCTTTTGTGGTTGGCGAGAAAGTCAGTACCAAAAACACAAAAAGCAAAAGGTAATAGTGCTGGATTTTTCTTTTTTGAAACATCTGATGGATTTAAATTTAAATCAATAGAAGGGCTTTTATCTGATACTGATCCCAGTGGGTCTAAAAAAAGTTACAAGAGTTTAGTAAATAACCAAACTCCAGATGGAAGAGGTACAACTATTCCTGAAGGATACTCAGGTAAAGTACTTGAACATAACGTCAACACTGCAGCAGGAGACGTTCAATCTAAATTAGAAATTGGAACTTATTCTACAAGAACAATTTTATTTGATCCCTTTACTTGCTACTATGAGGTAATAACTCCAAATGCAAGTGCAGATGAAGGCAAACCCGGTGCTGAAACAAATCTTCAAAAAGCAGGTAAAAATTTACCAAAGTATAATTCTGAGTTTAATAGAACCGAAGCAAATAAAGATTTCTCAAGAACTCAGTATATGTTAATTGATAAGGGTTCTTTGCCTACAGGTGATACCACTCAACAAATTGAAAAATCTAAAGAAGAAAATTTTGATCCAAAAAATATTTTGAATCAATCTGTAATGAGATATAATCAGTTCTTTTCAACTCAAGTAACGATTACAATTACTGCCGACTTTAGTTTACACGCAGGAGATTATATCTTCATAGATTCTCCAGAACTATCAAGCAAAGATAATCCGGAAATGAACAAGCAGTTTGGTGGATTTTATGTCATTGCTGATCTATGTCATTATATTAGTTTAGCAAATGGGGGTTACACTAAGTTAACGCTTGTAAGAGATTCTGTTGGTAGAAAAGGAACACCTTCCAATAGTGCGATATAAACTTGTTAAATAGTAATATAATTATTCACGCTAATAAAGATGGAAAGCGTAGAAAAGCACATTGAGCACGATAAAAAACTTCTTGATGATCCATTGGTTTCTGCTCAGGCAAGAAGACATACTGAAGAAGAATTAGGTGCTCTTGAGAGATGGGTTGCTAATCATCCAGAAGATCACCACGATCCAAGTTCTCTGGAATTATATTGTAATGATAATCCAGACGCATTAGAATGTAGAGTATATGAAGATTAATGACTGAAGGTTCTTTATTTAATCCCGGTTTCTTAGGGGCAACATTTAATTGGTGGATTGGTCAAATCGCCAGTGATTCAACTTGGCGAGATAATATTTTAGCGGGAAAATTTGAAAGTAAAGACCAGGTTCCTGGATGGGGTAGAAGGTATAAAGTTAGAATTATAGGTCTTCATGACCAAGGAGAAACTGAAATACCTTCCGATCAACTTCCTTGGGCACAGATAATGTACCCTGTCACTGCAGGCGGTGGGCAGGCAAATGCTGGCGCAACTGCAAACCTAAGACAAGGAATGTTTGTCTTTGGGTTCTTTTTGGATGGACAGGAACAGCAAGTTCCTGTTATTATGGGAGTGCTTGGAAATAATGCACAAACTTCTCTTTCAACAACAATAGGTGATAGTAGAGTAACGAATACTCAACCTGGAAGTTTGGCAACAAGTGGATATGCTACTCCCGCAGATGACAATAAAGATCCAAATCTTAAGGTTCCTGATGAAGGACTTGTAATCAATAAACCTAAAGATGCTGAACAATCGGGAGAATGTGCTCCACCTCCACCTGGAGTTTCTGTAAATCAATACGGACTACGTGCTGATAAATCTTTAACAAAACAACAATTTGCCGATCAGCAAAGTGCTATTGCAGAAGCAGACGCAAGGGCATTAACTGGAACAGAGAGAGATCAGTTTATACAACAAGCAGTTTCTGATGGTATTAAAGCAAGATGTCAGGAAGCAAATTCTCCCGGATCTCCATCTCAACCTGGAGCAACTAAAGAAAATGTAGATGCCGTTCACGAAGTATCTGCAGCAGATGTAGTTAGAAATGATTATTATAATCGCAAAACTGTTTTGATGTCTCCTTGCGATCAAGTTAAATCTGCATTGAAAGGAATTCAAACTGAGATTGAAAATTTAACAAAAGATATTGATAAAATATTAAATGCTGCTCAAAGTTATGTTGATGCAGTATCAAATAAACTTGGCGATATTCAAAGTATTATTTCGGATTTTGCTTGTAAGATTGCAAAATATATGAAGGTAGTTTTTGATAAGATAAAGGAGTATGTTCTAAAACAAATTAATAAAGCATTGTCTCCTACGGTTGAACTCATGCCACCAAATATGAGGTATATGTATGTTGATCTGAAAACATCAGTAACTGAATTAATTACTTGTTTATATAATAAAATAACTGGGAATCTTTGTGGATTAATTCAAGGTCTTTTAGAGGAACAAGTTCAGCAAGAACTTCCTCCTACTGAAGAGGGACAAGTTAAAACTCCAACAACTCCAATCTGTAGCGTTGAAACACTTACTGGAGATTTAATAGCATTAAATATGGAAGAAATGACCACTGGAGTAAATAATGCTTTAGATAGTGTGAACAGTTTTTTAAATGATACTCAATCTCAACTTGGAGTAGTTTCTGGAGCAATATCATCTACTAAAAATATAATTGGTGATATTAGTGGTAGTATTACATCTGCATTGAGTTTTGAAAACATAAAGTTAAATATTTTTGGATGTGATTTAAAACCAAACTGTGCAGCGTCTGATTATTATACTCTTGCAAATGGTAGTGGAGCAGCACCAGAACCTCAACAACCAAGAGCGTCTGAAGTTGATAAAGCAGCACAACAATCTACTGCAAGTGTTCAACCAACTCAAACACCTTATGCTACTCCAAGTCAAAATCAACCAGATGTTGATTTTGGGACAAGAGATGAAGCAATTCAAGCAGTTGAAAGTGGGCAGGTTACTTTTGCCTAATGTGAAATAAATATCAGTAACTCAAGAAAGATATGACCTTTAATTTATCTGGACCACCTACTACAGATGACATCAGGGTTGGATACATTGATCCAACTCTTGGATATGTTGATGGTGTTACTATATGTGAGGCAAATAGTTACGCTCAGAATAATCCAGGAACGGTTTTTATCTTTACGGATGGAAATAATAGTATTAAATATTTGAATATCAATGAAGTAAATAAACTTACTCCCGATGATTTATTATCAACAAAGGATGAGTGTGGTGGAATTCAAAATTATGTTGAATGTGGACCCCCAGTAGTTCAAATTTCTGGTGGTGGTGGAATTGGTGCGGTAGGAAATCCAGTCGTTGGTGCTGATGGTGCAATCTTAGCAATTGATATTGTATCTGGGGGAAATGGATATCAATATCCACCATATGTAACTGCAAACGATGCTTGCCAAAATGGTAGTGGTGCTGTTTTTACTGCAGTTTTAGGTGAAACTGTTGATCAACTTGAAGTGTATGATGGGGAAGAAGATTTTGAAGAGTATCAAATATGTGAAGGTGATGCAGAAAGTTATGGATTAATGTATGGTCTTGATGGGGAAGAACTTGGTCCTTGGGATCCAAATTCATATACGGACATAACTGAAGATCCTATTAAACAAGAAATAGAAGCATTTCAAAAGGCATTAGAGTATCCCTTTTGGACAACAAGAGATTCTCTACCTGATAGAATTACTGCTCTTGATATTGAGTATGCAACTCAAGATACGACAAATGTAACTTTCTCACAATGGGGAGAGTTTATGAATACCTATGCAGTTTCTCCTATTAAACCTTCGGATACAAGAGGAACTGATGAGGCAGGTAAAGTTTTTAAGATGGAATGGGAATATAATTTTCCAATTACTGGTGAGTATATTTTTAGAGGAGTTTGTGATGATACAGGACAGGTTTATATTGATGATGCATTAGTTGGAAATCTTGGTACTTTTAATCAGAACCCAACTCCATTGCAAAAAACAATTCAAGAAGGAAATCATATCATAAGAATTGATTTATTAAATACTCCTGCAACTGAAACTCAAACTCAAACAATAACGAGTAGTTCAAGTATAAAAGCAAAGTTTATTCAGAAAGGATCAAGTTTCTATCTTCAAGTTGATGGGACTGGTTCTGGAGAAATTGATTTTGTTATGGAGGTTAATGATAGTCCTATTATTGCTGGACTTGCTGCCAACGAAGTTAGGATTCCATCAGATAATGGTAAAGTAAAATTTGTTAGAACACAAGGACTACCGAGTGTAAATGCCAAGAATCAAACTATAGGGCAACCTACTTTAGTTGAAGGTTCATATCTTGAAGAAGAAATCATTAAAAAATCTGGCAATTTTACTGCAGGAAATTTATATGGTCCTATTGAAATTATAGGTGCTGGTGTTGGTGCAAAAGGTCCAATTATTAATAGTTCAAGTAGGCTTGGAATTCGTGATGCTGATGGAGATGATGAAAACATCAAGATTACGATTGATGATAAAAAAGGTAATAAAACTACATCTACAATTGAAGTTGGTGAAGTTATTTCTCCAAAATCTTGGAATGAAAATCCAGTCGGAGTTTCATTGTTAATTGAAGCACCAACCCCTCCAGTTCCTCAAGAACAATTACCTCCTGCAATAGGTGAGTGTCCTCCAAATCCAATTTGGACTACAAGATTCCCTGGTTCTGATCAAACTTGGTATCCTGTTAGAAATCAGATATGGACTGACTTTTTTAATCGTTATGCAATATCTCCTATTCTTCCTTTAGATACTCCTGGTACTGATGGAACTGGAGTTACTTATAAAAATTCTTGGCAAATAGAAATTCCTTATAGAGGTTATTATGCTTTTCAAGCTCAAAGAGATAATACTGCAAAAATTTATGTAGACGGTGTTCTTGCATTTGATGTCTTGACTTCTGGTGATGCAAAGTGGGTTGAATCTGGATTGATAAATCAAGTTAAGACGCAAAAAATATTTTTAGAACCTGGTCTTAGAACTATTTCTGTAGAGTTACAAAACACTCCAGAGAATGTTAATTCTGTAATAGACCAAAAGATTTTTAGTACTCAAGATTGGAGAGTTGGTGGACCCCAAGAAACCTCAAGTAATTTAACGGCAAAATTTATTCAACAGGGTTCTAGTTTCTATTTGCAAGTTGATGGGACTGGTTCTGCTGAAATTTCTTTTATTATGGAAGTAAACGATGCATCTTATATTGCTGGTTTAGCAGCTAAAGAAGTAAGAATTCCTTCTGATAGCGGGAAAGTAAAGTTTGTTAGGCAAGGAACAACTGGTGCCTTTGGTGAGGGTGGACTTTTTGAGGGTAATACTCTTGGAGTTCCTACGGAAGAGACAATTAAAGAATCTGGAACCTTTACTGGTGGGAAAAAATATGGTCCCATTGAAATTATAGGTGCTGATCTTGGCGCAAGAGGTCCAATTATTAATAGTTCAAGTAGGCTTGGAATTCGTGATGCTGATGGAGATGATGAAAATATTAAGATTAATATTGATAAAATAAAAAATTCTACCTCTTCACTTCCAGCAACATCACAAAGTCCAACAAAGAATGGAGTTACTTATAGTGGTCCTTCTTTGATTGGATATAGTGATAAAAGGTGGAGTACATTTATGAATGATTTTTCTGTTTCACCTTCAAATGTTAACTCTCCTGGAGTATTTACCTTAATTTGGTCTGGAGTTAATTTTCCATATAGTGGAACTTATAAATTTAATTTGCAAGCAGATAATAGTGCAAAATTAAAAATCGGTGGAGTTGATATAATAGAAATTGCTGATTTTATTGGAGAAAAAGTTCAATATACGTTTAATTTGACTGCTGGTAATTATGATGTTGAAGTCACTTTAGATAATGTAACTCCCCCCGATACAAGTACTGAAGACAATCCAACAGGTGTTGCTCTTTATATTAGTAAAGATGTCGTTTTAAGTGACAATAATAAAGCATCTTGGGTTCAAAACCCAATGGGAATATCTGCTATTTTAATTCCTCCTCCCTGCTCAAAGTTAATCGGTGGAAAGGGTGTTGTTGATGAAATTATTGTAGAAGATCCTGGAAATGGATATCTACCAACAGAAACTCCCGGAACTGGATATCCAGTTACTCTTATTTTAGATAAGGTTATTGTTGATAATCCGGGAATTAATTATAGTTGTGGAGAGGATCAACTTCAGATAGTTCCAAATAATGGCGTTCAACTTTCATATAAGTGCGGATCATTTGGACAGATTACTGAAGTTATAGTTCAAAATCCCGGAAGTCCTTTTAATGTTTATCCTTCAATTACTCTTCCATCTACTACTGGCGTAAATGCTTCATTCAAACCCGTCTTTAAAGTTGTAAGAGATCCTATTCTTCCACCAGGACAGCAACAGGTTCTTATTCAAGTTACTGATCTTGTTGGTCTTAAGCAAACTGGATATGTTGACGGAAGAGCATATTATGGAGCAGTATATTATGATCAGGGTATTTCTTATGCTGGATATTATAAAACTGCTGGAACACAAACAAGAGTATACGCAACCCTTCAAGAAAGTATTACTGCTAAGGTCACTACTCCTCCAAGTGCTATTCAGAGATCTGGTACTGATATTACTAGTAATGATCCTCTTCTCAACATTCCAGGAACTATTCAATCAACGACAGAACAATAAAACTACATTAAATAGTACTATATTGAAATTTCAATACTAATGGCAACCGCACCAAATACTAATAATACAAAAGTTGGTACTCCACCTAAAGCAGGAAGAGAAGAACTTCTTGCGGATAATATTTCAAAAAATAATACTTCAAAACAAAATTATACTGCAATTCGTTATGGTAATGATCATGGATCAGTAAGTTTTGGGCACATTCATAAACAAGGTGAAACCATTGCAGATGTGATGCTTCAGGCAAGCGATGGTAGACATTCTATTATTCTTGACAAAGATGGACCAAGAAAAGGATCTACTCAAATTACTGCTCCCGGAAGAATATCCATAGATGCGGGAATAGATAAAACTGAAGCAGAAGATACTATCTTTATACACACTCATAATGGTAATATAGATATTATTGCAACAAATGGAAAAATACGACTTCAGGGAACTGATATTGAATTAACTGCAGTGGGAGAAGGAGGATCTAAAGGAAATGTTAGAATAAAAGCAAATGAAAATATTGAACTTGATGCTGATAATAAAATTATTGTAAATGGTAAAAGTGCAATAAATTTAGTGACTCCAGGAACACTTGAATTATCTGCAAATAGTTGTATGACAATATATTCGGCAATGATTAGAGGAGTTACTGATGCGGTTGCAAATAAAGATTCTAAGGTTGGTGGAAGAAATATTCAAAGAAAAAACAACAAGTAAGGAGGAATAAAAATGGCATTTTTAATGGATGATATTGCAGCTGGTGGTCAGATGATGGTTGGTGCTGGAGTTCCAAAAGCACTTGGAATTGGTCCAGCAAAAATCAATGGTTCTGCATATGTTGAGGGTCCATTACAAACTGGACAACCTGGAGCGCATAATACTTGCCAGGCAACTTTAATGATCGGGCCTTTGACTAATCCAGATGCAAAATCAGCACCTCTTTATTCTTTATGGTGTAAGGCATTTGCAAGATTTCAAAGCTTTGTTAGAGTGGATTTGCTACTTAAATCAACTTTTATTGAAGCAAAGGTCGTAAGAACTAAGATACTCCAGGCATCAATCAAAAATTTTGTAATTCCACATCCAACCAAAAAGGGTAAGCAATTAGTTCATACGTGCCTTGAAGGACCTGAAAATGGAGTTTACGTTCGTGGAAAACTATTAAATAACTCTGTAATTGAGTTGCCAGAATATTGGACTAATTTAGTTCACGAAGATTCTATCAGCGTTTCAATAACACCTATTGGAGCACATCAAGATATTATTGTAAAAAGAATAGGAGATAATAAAGTATATCTTCAAGCAAAACCTGGCATCCCAATTCATTGTTTTTATCACGTCTTTGCTACAAGAAAAGATGTTCCTATTTTAATTACGGAGATTGAAGAATAATGGCATATACATTTGAAAAATATGGGGTCTTTACTGGACCCGGAACTGATATTGAGTTTCGTGATAATGACGATTTCTCTACTGAACCATTTGAGGGGTCTTTTAATCTTGATGATGTTTCAATGGTTCTTGCAAATACGACATCATCTCCTGCAGATTATGTTTATATGCATTTAGATGGAAGTAATACCTCAAATGTAACTTTAGAAAGAAATACTGGACCTATTCCAACCTTTAATGTTGAAGCAGATCAAACAAATTTTAGTGGATCTGTTACTGCTCCAAGTTTTAATGGAACTTTTTTTGGAAATGCAACATCTGCTAAAGGTATTACTCCAGGACCTGCATTTGACGTTCCTCATTTAACTAAACTAGGAAAACGTGTTCGTCATATTGTTGCTGAAGGTCCAGAAGCGGGAATTTATATTCGCGGTCAATTGAAGGATTCTAATATAATTGAATTGCCAGAGTATTGGGATAGATTTGTTGATCCAGAAAGTATTACAGTTACTCTAACCCAAATCGGATATTCTCAGGATTTAATTGTTGATAGGATTGAGTGGGGTAAAAAAGTTATTATACGTTCTGGTCTTGGGGCAAATATTAATTGTTATTATGAAGTATGGGCTGCTCGTTGGTTGAATCCATTGGATCATAATGAAAAACTTCACGTTGTTTATGATGGTAAAACACCTGATGATTATCCTGGTGACAACAGTAGATTTCTTGTCGGTGGATGGGATTATGACAGAAGAGATCCGAAAACTGGTGAGAGGGTTGACACGGGCACCTGACCGTGCTACTATGAATAGGTAATCACGGAACGAACCGAATGCAAGATGAGTACCTGACACGATGCGTCGTTGATCCGATCAAACGAACCGTGTATCTTTACTCCAGTGAGGGGACAGAAAAGGAAGTGGTCTGTGATACGGTTGATGAGTTCATGAACGTGCTAGAATTTGTACGTGCCACAGTGGATGAAGAAACACTCTCATACGCAAATCCACTTTAAAATCCATTTTTGGGGGAAAAAATTCCCGGCAAAAATTCTCACACGATACTTTTTCAAAAAATGCGTCCAGAAACAAGAGAATCAATGGAAATGCTGTTCGCAGCAAAATGGAATGTTCCAAAAGCAGCAGCAAATTGTAATCTTACAAACAAAGAAATGAAGATTACGTTTAATGAATACTGCACTTTACATCCTCCGACTTATACGGTAGAATCTGATAGTCAACTCAGTTTTCTCTGAGTTTTTTATGCGAGTATGGTGGAATCGGTAGACACACCAGACTTATGAAAATTGAGCCTCATTTGGGAAACCTTATGAGTGTAACTCCTCAAATTCGGTGAAACCTGTAAAATGGCAATACCGAGCCAAGCATCGTAAGATGAAGGTGTAGAGACTAGACGGGGAGCACCTAAACCAAAAGGTATGGTGAAGGTATAGTCCAGACCACAAACCGAAAGGGTAGTGAAAACTATAGTGGTACGAAAATCTGTTGGGCGTATGCCCGTGGGAGTTCAAGTCTCCCTACTCGCACTGAGGCTCAACCTCTAAATAAAACAAAAGTATAAGGAACTATTCTATGAAATACAGAATAGACGCCAGATATGTTTGGTATAACAGAGGAACACAACTTGTTCTGATGTATTTCATACAAAGTTTACCTTTTACTTTTGACGATGTTCCTGATAGTTACATTTACGATCCGGAAGTTCTTGAATGTGCAGACAACGAAAGACGATTTGAACCAGAGGATTTATATCAAGCATCTTACTATCTTATGATGGAAGAATGTCATCCTCTGATGTTTGAAGTCGATCTGGAAAATCCAGAAATGATGCCTGCAGATTAATGCCCCTATAGCATAACGGTTACTGCATCCGCCTTGTAAGCGGAAGATTTTCGGTTCGATTCCGAATGGGGGCTCTTAAAACTTAAGTTTTAACATGAAGATAAATCTCTGGTACTGCAAAGATATGAAACAATGGCGTTGGACTCTTACCGACGACTCAAGACCTATTCTTAAGCAAGAATCAGGTCAGCAACCAGATCTTCGTGCAGCAATGAATGATGTTGCAAATACTGTAGAATATATGTTAGAATATAATCAAAAATGAAATTCGATCTTTCCTTTAATTTTCCATATTTACTTTGTAATTTGCCAAAAGAAATTCAAAAAGAAATAAATCTTTGGGTAAAAGAATGTAAAAAAATTAAAAATCATCCTCTTGCAGAACTAAAAGCACACGAAAACGTTGGTTATCTTACTATTGACGGGAAAAAACATAATTCGTACCAATGTTCAATTTCACCTCAATTAATAGAAAATTCTTTTTGGTTGCCATATACATTGAGAGTTTGTTCTGCTTATTGGGGAGGTAATCATAGAAATTATAAACTTAGAAAATGGGATGGACATTTTGATGGGTATGATATTTGGGCAAATTTTGCTTATAAAGGAGATGATAATCCTATTCATAATCATTCGGGAAATATTTCCGGTGTAATTTATGTTCAAAACTTTAATCATCCTACTATCTTTCCGGAGCATAACACTAAGTATGATGGAAAAAATGGAACAATGATTTTATTTCCCAGTGATACTATTCATTGTGTCAATCCTCAAATATCAAATAAAGAAAGAATCACCATAGCATTTAATATCATCAAATCCTCACAATAATGAGTAAAAATACTCAGTACTTTATAGATAGAGTAGGTAAGAAAGAAATCAAAAATCTTCTTTATACCTACCATTATCTTAAAGACGAATCAAAAGATTTTAAAAGTGGATATAATTACGCTTTATTTAAATCATCAGTTACTGATATTCTTCATATTGGTGAGTGCTTGGGTTGTTGTGTCTTTACTAAGATTCCCGTCCCAGAAATAGCAGTTGGTGCATTTGGGTTACAAAGACACGAACAAGAAGGTCTTTACGAACTTTCTAGGTTGTGCATTCATCCAGATATTCAAAAAACGGAATATAATATTACTTCTTGGTTCGTCAGTCGTTGTATAAAGAGGTTTCGTAAGGAAACGAATGTAAGAGCAATATTGTCTTATGCTGATTCATCTCATCATTCTGGGGTGATTTATCGCGCCACAAATTTTAAATATTATGGTCTCACATCACCGAAGAAAGATTTTTATTATGCCGATGGTACAAAGCACTCAAGGGGAAGTGTGAAAGGTGCAGAGGGCGAGTGGAGAGAAAGAAGCAGAAAGCATAGATACTTGATGATCTTTGATGAAGAACTAAAGAAACGCTTGACTTGGAAAGAAGAGAAGTGGTATAATAAACAAGACGATACTGAATCGTTACAGTGACCCAAAATGTGTGACTTCAGAACCTCCCTTTGGGAGGTTTTGTTGTATGATAAATAATCCATAACGGAACTATAAGTATTAATAAGATGGGTCTTTCACGCCTGGAAAATTTTCTGAAATCTGTTCGCGGCACGATTTTATATGTAGATCCTAATAGTATTGATTCTACGGATAGTATTGAGAATCAGGGTAATTCACTTACTAGACCATTTAAAACTATTCAGCGTGCTTTAATAGAGGCAGCAAGATTTTCATATCAAAGAGGACTGAACAACGATAGATTTGGTAAGACAACGATTCTTGTTTATCCTGGAGATCATATAGTAGATAACCGTCCCGGATGGATTCCAGATGGTTCTAATAATTACAGATTACGAAATGGTCAAACTTCTAATAATTTCTCTCCATTTGAATTAACTACAAATTTTGATCTTTCGGATTCAGACAATGCTTTATATAAACTTAATAGTATTCACGGTGGAGTTATAATACCAAGAGGAACTTCACTTGTTGGTATGGATCTTCGTAAAACTAAGATTCGTCCAAAGTATGTTCCAAATCCAACAAATGATAATATTGAAAGATCTTCAATTTTTAGAGTAACTGGTGGTTGTTACTTCTGGCAGTTTTCTTTATTTGATTCGGATCCAAACGGACAATGCTATATTGATTATACTAATAATTTATTCGTACCTAATTTTTCTCACCATAAACTTTCTTGTTTTGAGTATGCTGATGGTGTAAATAATGTTTCTATTGATGATGAATTTCAGACATATTCAACAGATCGTACAGATCTTGATATGTATTATGAAAAAGTCGGTCTTGCGTATGGATCAGCATCTGGTAGGCAGATAGAACCAGATTATCCATCATCTTCTATTGATATTGAACCAAAAATTGATGAATATCGCATTGTTGGATCTACTGGTTTATCCGTAGGTATTACAAGTATTAAATCGGGTAATGGTGTTATTCCAACAACAACGATTACTGTAACTACAGAAGAAATTGTACCAGGTTTAGATGTTGATACTCCAATTCGTATTGAAGGTGTAGCATCTCCCGGATATAATGGTAATTTTGTGGTAACTGAAAAGGTAAGTGATACTGAATTAAAATATAAAGTTCAGAATGCTCCAGCGACGGCACTTCCTTCTCCGATCGGTTCTCTTCTTTCACTAAGTTCTGATACTGTTACTTCGGCATCGCCATACATTTTTAATATCTCTTTAAGATCTGTTTATGGTATGTGTGGTGTTCTTGCTGATGGAGACAAGGCATCGGGATTTAAATCTATGGTTGTTGCCCAATTCACTGGAATTGGATTACAAAAAGATGATAATGCTTTTGTTATCTATGATGAAAGTACTGGAACTTATGGTCCATCTCTAAGTACAAATTCTAGATCAATATATAAACCTTCTTATCGTAATTTCCATATTAAGTGTATTAATGATGCGTTCATTCAAAACGTGTCTATTTTTGCGATTGGTTATGCCGAGCATTTCTCTGTAGATAGTGGTGGAGATCAATCTGTTACAAACTCAAACTCAAACTTTGGGGCAAAGTCACTTGTTGCTTCTGGTTTCCGTAAAAATGCCTTCTCTCAAGACGATGTTGGATATATCACTCATATTATTCCACCAAAAGAACTTCCAAACGATGAGGTAGCAATTGAATTTAATGCGATTGATGTCTCAAGGACTGTTTCTGTTGCTAATACTGGAAGGCTTTATCTATACAATGAAACAAATTTAGATAACCCACCAGAGCACGTTCTTGATGGATATAGAATAGGTGCTAGAGAAAATGACACGCTTAATGTTTTAATTTCTAATTCTGGAATAACTACTGAGTATAGTTCTAGAATTGTGATGGGTAATTCTCAGACAAGTTCTGAGAAATCTTTTAATGTAAGAAGAAGTTCCGTTGGAATTAATAGTATTACTTCTAATACTATTAAATTGACTCAAGCACATAGTTTTGAAAATGGAGAAACTGTTCGTGTTATAAGTGATAATGGTCATCTTCCAGATGGATTAAAACCAAATACAGTTTATTATGCAATTACTAGCGGATTATCCACAAACGTGGATATTAAACTTGCAAAAACTCTCAATGATGCAAGAAACTTAACTCCTCTGACTATTAATGCAAATGGGGGAAGTTTAAAGATTCTCAGTAGAGTATCTGATAAGGCTCCAAATGATATTGGACATCCAATTCAATATGATACTAGTGTTGGTCAATGGTATGTTAAAGTCGCTACCGCATCAACAGAGAATAGAATTTATTCTGCTGTATCCGGATTGAGTATTCCGGCAACTTCAAGAACTTATTTTAATCGTAAAAAATATAATAGAAATGCTTCCGATTCAATTTATAGAATTCGTTATGTAATTCCAGCATCTAATGGTGATGTATATGCTAGACCACCAAGTGATGGATTTATTCTTCAAGAATCTAATGATTCTATTGGAGCATCAAATGCAGAAATTCAAACCTATTTTGGTAGCGGTGATTTATCTAATATTAATCAGCAAAGAAACTTCAGATTTATTGCAAATGCTACTTGGAGTTCAAATACAGCAAAGATTACAACTGAATTACCTCATAACTTAAAAGTTGGTTCAGAGGTTGAACTAACAAATATTAAGAGTACATTAAACTCAACAGGTGTAGGAAACTCTGGATTTAATGGTACTTATTCTGTAGTTGGAATTAGCAGTGCAAAGGAATTTAGTGTTTCTTTAGATACTAATCCAGGTACTTTTACAAACAATACTTCATCAAGAAACACTACCCTTCCATATTTTAAGAGAAAGAGATATAATAACATTTACTATATCTACAGAAATCAAGAAGTACAAAAATACATTCCAAATCAGCAAGACGGTGTTTATCATTTAACTTTAGTTAATGCTTCCAATACTCCAGTAGTTTCTCCATTTACGGGAGAAAGTTATTCTCAACCAGTTAAAGAGTTATATCCACAAGTTAACCGTGATAATCCAGTTTCTGATCCGCAAGAAACTAAATCATTTGCTTCTTCTTCTTTAATTGGTGAGGTTGTAGTTGATGATGTTCGTAATAGCATTACAAAAGAAACTGTTTCTAAGTTACTTTTAGATAGTAATGTTGGTATAGGAATTACCAATATCATTTCAAGTTCTGCAACATCTCATAGAATACACACTTCAATAGATCACGGACTAAACAGAGTTACTAAAGTTGAGATTATTACTGGAGAAGAAGGTTCTGGATATATTGAAGGAACATACTATAACGCAAGATTAGTTGGACTTGCTGGTTCTACCACAGGTCAACACGCCACTGCAAAGGTTTCTGTAACTCCTTCTGGAGATGTTGATGAAGTTATAGTTATGGACGGTGGTAGTTCTTACGCTGTTGGCAATGTTCTTCAGGTTGTTGGTATTGCAACAACTACTTCATTTGTTCCTGCAAGAGTAAGAGTTACTCAAATTTATAATAATGTTGGTGATGTAGTTAGAATTTCTGGAGTTTCTTCAGAATCATATCAGGGATATAATAATCTTTACAGAATTACTAACGTTTCTACTGGAGTTGCTAAGAGTTTTACTGCCGAATCTTCAAGTTCAGTTTCTGGTTTTTCTACCACTGGGATAGGTGTAACTGTAACACAAAATGCATTTGTATATTTGACAGGTAAATCAAATAGAATAAGTTCTATTTCTTATAATAATGTTGTTGGACTTGCCACGATAACAACACAAGATAGGCACGGATTCTCTGTTGGAAATAAAGTTAAAATAACTGGTGCAACTCAAAATCTTTATAATGGAGATTTTGTAGTTACCAAGAATCTCAGTTTAACCTCATTTGTAGCTGATATTGGTATTTCTACTAATGTACCATCAACTGCTGGAACGATTTATGTTTATCCAGAAGGAATCACTTCAAATGATGGAGTAATTTCTTCAAATTATGAGAATATTGGTGGTAGAATGAATCCTGTTTATGCGGGAATAACTACTACTCTTTACTTTGGAATTGATGATGAAACTACGGAAGATGTAACTATTCGTGGTATCAATAAACTTGATATTAATATTGGCGACTATTTGCAAATTGATGATGAACTTGTAAGAGTTAAATCAACAGTTTCAAATACTATTGCCGAAGGAGATAATATTACAGTATTCCGTGGTGCTCTGGGTACTAAAGCAACAAGTCACGTTATTAATTCAGTTGTTAGAAGAGTTTCTGTAAATCCAGTAGAATTTAGAAGACACTCAATTATTCGTGCTTCTGGGCATACTTTTGAATATGTTGGATTTGGTCCTGGTAACTATTCTACCGCTTTCCCAGACAAACAAAATCGTCAAATTTCCGCACAAGAAGAACTTCTTGCACAGTCAACCAGAAGAGAAGGTGGCATTAACTTCTACACTGGTATGAATGATAAGGGTATTTCATACTCTGGAAACAAGAAGTTAAGCACAGTTACTGGTCAAGAGGAAATTTTTGATACTCCAATTCAAACTATTACTGGTGAAGATATTGGTAACGATCCAGCATTAAATGTTATTACTCCTATTGAGGGTAATTTTAGTCGTTCAATTAGAGTTGACGGTGGTTCAGACGGAAATGCAACATCTGAGTTTAATGGTCCTGTTATATTCAATGATAAAGTAACTTCAACATCAGATAAAGGACTTGAAGTTACTTCTTTATTCTTACAGGGAGATGTAAAAGTTTCTAGAAAATATACTATTGGAGAATCTACTCCTACTCTTGCTGGAAATCCTGGCGACATTCAATATAATGCAAATCCATCAAATTCTGATTATATTGGTTGGATTTATACAAGTAACAATGAGTGGCAGCAGTTTGGTAAAATTGGAACTGGAGGTGGAGGAGGAGAAGGACAAGCAGGAGTAGGTGTTGGAACTTCTGGTGGATATGTTGGATTTGCAACATTAATTAATTTTACTGGAACTAACATTACTATTACCTCATCATATAATTCCGGAACAGACGTTGCTACTCTTAATTTTGTTGGTCTTGGAACCACTGCAATTTTAGGTAACAATACTGTCGGTGGTTCTTCTGGAAATCGTTGGAATATTTCTCCAATAGTTGGCAGTGATGGTGTAATGGAGATTGGTAGATATATTGATTTCCATAATACTGCAACAGATACTTCTGATTATACATATCGTCTTGATAATAGTTCTAATGGAGTACTAGAAACCTCTGGATCTTTAACTGTAAATTCTAATATTAGTTTAACAGGAACTCTTAATTTTACGAATCTTGGGGATAAGGTAGTTAATTTCTACACTAATTCTGGTGATGATGCATATCTAAGGTTACTTACAAGTTCAACCAATTTTGAAAATGCAATTAGAATGAGAAGAGATGGTGAAGTTGATTTATATTATAACGGAACATCAAAACTGACAACAAGTGCCACTGGAATTACAGTTACTGACACTGTTTCTACTACTAATGTTTCTGCTACAACTATTAATGCAACAAATGGAAGCTTTATTGGAATTGTAACTGCTTCTGATTTAAATTCAAATTCTGATATTAGATTAAAAACTAATATTAAGCAAATTGAAGATCCATTGAGTAAAGTTCTTCAGATACGTGGAGTTGATTTTGATTGGAAGAGTGATAATCGTTCGTCTTCTGGTGTTATTGCTCAAGAAATTGAAGAAGTTCTACCACATCTTGTAAGTGGTGATGAAACAAAATCTGTTAATTATAATGGATTGGTTGGTGTTTTAATTGAAGCAATCAAAGAGCAGCAAAGACAAATTGAAGAATTGAAACAGCAGATTTATAAATAACTAATAACAAAAAGGGTGGAGAGTGAAACCCGATGGCGATTAATAAAAATTTCGTCGTAAAACACGGATTAGAAGTAAATACCGATCTTATTCTTGCAGATGCTGATCAGAATAGAATAGGTATTGCAAAAACTAATCCGCAATATACTCTAGATGTTAATGGTGGTATCGGAGCAACTCATTTAAAAGTTAGCGGTATTACCACCATTAACAATTTATTTCTGGATGGATATGTAAGTATTGGTGGCACGGTTGGAAGTGATAAATCAATATTGATGTCCACTGGTGTGGGAGTTACTTGGTCATCATTAATAAAAAATTCAAGATATTCTGAAGCTGCAGTTGGTCAAGACACATTTTCTTTTACATACTATCCGGGAAGTGTAGAGGTTTATGTAAATGGGGTTCGTCTTGCTCCTAATGAGTTTGTAGCGTCGGATGGAGAAAATGTAATATTAAATGATCCTTGTTTTGGTGGAGAACTTGTTGAAATTCTTTCCGTAGATACTGTTCCAGTTCCTACAAGTGGAGGAACTACAGTTGCCATCGGACTTACTGTTCAAGATGAAGGTTCAACTGTAGGAACTGCTGCATCAATTAGTTTAATTAATTTTGTTGGTGCTGGAGTAACAGTTACAAGCGCAAGTTCATATGGAGTTGATGTAACAATAAATGGTGTTACTAATCCTCCAGGAAAAACCATTTATGTTGCAATGAATGGTAGTGATCTAAATGATGGATTAACACTTGATTATCCGAAGAGAACTATTGAGGCTGCTGTAGGTATAGCAAGTGGTGGAGATACTGTTAAAGTTTCTCCTGGAACTTATGTTGAAAATAATCCATTAGTTTTAGAACCAGATGTATCAATTGAAGGCGCTGAATTGAGAAATTGTATTGTTACTCCAGCAAATCCTGGAAGTGATTTATTCTGGGTTTCAAATGGTAATCATTTAACTGATCTATCTTTCCAGGGGCAACCTTCTACAAGCGGAGCTTCTGTAGTTGCATTTAAACCTCTTGTAGGTGTTGCATCTGATAGATTTTTTGATGCCGCAAGAATGATTAGATATAATTTAGATTTTATTGCATCAGAAGCGGTAGGATATTTAACGAGTACCGATTATAGATCACCAGCATTTACATTATCCGGTGGAGATTATACTTCTTGTAAGGATGATGTTAAAGATATCTTTAGAGCAGTTTGCTACGACATCACAAGAGGAGGAAACTCTAAGTGTGTAGGTGCAGGTCTTTCTTACTATAATGGAGGAACTCTTCAGCATATTGTTGGAGTAAAGACCGAAACTATTGATACAATTCGATATGCCGCTGGAATTGCAAAATCTTGCATCAATAACGTTCTATGGAATGGGAATTATCAAACTGAATTTACTCAGGTTAGAGATTTAAGTATGCAACCTGATGGTGCATATGGAAATCAAAGTATTGATGGTTGTGCAAATGTAGTTTCTGCTATCAATTCTTGTGTTGGTATTGTCACAACGATTATTGGTATTGGAACAACCGCTATTGGAACTTTATTTAACAGAACTTATCCGGGAAATTCTGGTATTGGAACTACAAATCCTAATGATCCCTCTTTTATTCCTGGTGTTGGAAATGTAACAAAGGGACCATACATTCGTAACTGTACCAATTTTATTCCTGATAGTATAGGAATGAATGTAAATGGATTCTATGCAGAACCTGGTGATAAAGATGATATGGGAATTACTGGTATGATGAGTGTTGACTCATATACACAGTACAATCAGGGTGGAATTGGAGTAAAAATTTCTAATGGTGCTTATGCTCAGTTGGTCTCTATATTTACAATTTGTGATGATCAGGCAATTGTAACAGAAAGTGGTGGACAGTGTGATATTACTAACTCAAACTCATCCTTTGGAACTTACGGATTAGTTTCTGATGGATTAAGTTTACCGTCAACAAAATCCGGATATCATTATACTGGAGAAGTTGCTGGTATTTCTTCTGAGGGTGATTTGACGATTTCTATAAGTGGAATTGGAAAAGAGAGACCATATTCTGGCCAAGCAGTATATTTTGATGAATTATATTATGAAGTTGAAAGTGTAACTATCCTTAACGGAGGATCTGGATATACTAGTGCTCCAACAGTTATGTTCTTAGGTGATGCTTCTGGACCTTCCGCAATTAATGCAGAAGCTTTTGCAGAAATCACAAATGGATCTGTTAGTACTATTAATCTGATTGGTAGTGGAAGAAATTATCGTTCTGGAGATTCACCTACAGTAACTTTTGATCCATCTCTTGGGGGAATATCCGCAGTTGTAAACTTGAGACCTATTTACTATCAGGTTCGTTCAGCAACTCCCCCTTCTGCGGGAATTTCTACAATAACTCTTGCAAATCCATTGAATAATGATGTTGGAATTGGTACTACGGCATTTTTCTTCCGTCAAAGTTTGCAAATCGTATCTTCTCACTCGTTTGAATATATTGGTGCCGGAAATACAATAGAGTTAGCAAGACCATCAAAGGGTGGAGTAACTATTCAAGCAAATGAAGTTGTTAAGACAAATGGTGGTGAAATTGTATATACAAGCACTGATCAGGATGGAAACTTTGCAATTGGTGATGGATTAGTTATTGATCAGGCAACTGGAACAATTCGTGGAAGATCGTTTGAGCGTAGTTTACTAAATACTGTAACACCATTTATTATCGCTTTAGGGGCAAAATAAGAGATGGCAGCATTAGCACTTAATACATATAAAACTTTTAGGCAAGAAGTAACTACGGGAATTACCACAGTATATACTGTTCCTAATGGCGTGTCTTCAATTCATTTATTTTCTGCCATTGCCAACACTTCTGCTGGAATTGCAACAGTTACTGTTTATCATAACAGAGGTGGAGTTCAATATGAACTCTGTAAAAATACAAGAATACCTACCACTGATACTTTAAGTCCTATTAGTGGAAGTTTAGTACTTGAAGTTGGTGATAAAATTGAAGTACAAGGTCAATCAAATAGCTCTATGAAGTTTACTCTTAGTGTTCTGGAATCTGCAAAGTAAGTAAATGGCTCAGTTAAGTAGTGGTCAGGTTATAGGTGCTGATGGTCAGTTTATCTCTCTTGAAGAGACGGAGAGATATCTTGGAATACCAACTAGTACTGGATACGTATTAGCATCTACTGATGGTGGTATAAGATATTGGACTGAAAACGGTGCTCAGGGAACTACTGGAACTCAGGGAACGACAGGTTCTCAAGGTCTTCAGGGTATTCAGGGTATTCAGGGTACTGCAATTCAAGGGACTACAGGTTCTCAAGGAACAACGGGTGCTCAAGGAACTGCTGGTGCTCAAGGAATTCAAGGTATTCAGGGCACTTTAGGTGAAACTGGAACACAAGGAACAACGGGTTCTCAAGGAACAACGGGTGCTCAAGGAACAGAAGGTTCTCAGGGTATTCAGGGTATTCAAGGTACTTTAGGTCAAACTGGAACTCAAGGTACTGTTGGTATTCAAGGTTCTGGTGGAACTCAGGGGGCTACTGGTGCTCAGGGAGTTCAAGGAAGACAGGGTGTTCAGGGCACTGTAGGATCTCAAGGAACTGGAGGAACTCAAGGTGCCACAGGTGCTCAAGGTCAGCAGGGTATTCAGGGTATTCAAGGAAGACAGGGAACAACAGGATCTCAGGGTACTACAGGTCTTCAAGGTACGGGAGGAACTCAAGGAACTAACGGCAATCAAGGTCTCCAAGGTATAACTGGATCTCAGGGAGTTGAAGGTGCTCAAGGTACTGATGGTTCTCAGGGAACTACAGGTGCTCAAGGTGCCACAGGTGCTCAAGGTCAGCAGGGTATTCAAGGTACTGCAATTCAGGGCACTGGGGGAACACAAGGTGCCACCGGTGCTCAGGGACAACAAGGCATTCAAGGTATTACCGGTGCTCAAGGTGTTCAGGGTAGACAAGGAACTACAGGTGCTCAGGGTACAACAGGTGCTCAAGGTGCCACAGGTGCTCAAGGTCAACAAGGTATTCAGGGCATTCAAGGTACTGCAATTCAGGGTACTGGAGGAACTCAAGGTGCTCAAGGAGTTCAAGGAATTCAGGGTACTGGAACACAAGGAACCACCGGTTCATCCGTTACAATTGTCGGATCTATTCCATCTAAAACTTCTGGAATTGGATCTACTGTTTTAACTAATCCATTTACAGATAATCTTTATTCTTGGTATCCACCATCAACTGGAGATGGTGTAATTGCACAAGATACAGGAAATCTATGGGTATTTGATGGAACTATTTGGAATGATGTTGGGAAAATAGTTGGTCCTCAAGGAATTCAAGGTATTCAAGGAACTTCAATTCAAGGAACTACTGGATCTCAAGGTGTTCAGGGGAGACAGGGAGTTCAAGGTTCAGTAGGTGTTCAAGGAGCAACAGGTGCTCAGGGTCAACAAGGTATTCAGGGTATTCAAGGTACTTCAGTTCAAGGTACTGGAGGAACTCAAGGTACTCAAGGAGCTCAGGGTGCAGTAGGTGCTCAAGGGCAGCAGGGTATTCAGGGTATTCAGGGAACTTCTGTTCAAGGAACTGGGGGTACTCAAGGAACTACCGGTCCTCAAGGTCAACAGGGTATTCAGGGTATTACAGGTTCTCAAGGTGTTCAAGGAAGACAGGGTATTCAAGGTTCTACGGGAGCACAGGGAACTACAGGTCTTCAAGGTACGGGAGGAACTCAAGGAACTAATGGTGCTCAAGGTCTTCAAGGAATTGCTGGATCTCAGGGTTCTGGAGGAACACAAGGAACTACAGGTGCTCAGGGTACAACAGGTGCTCAAGGTGCCACAGGTGCTCAAGGTCAACAAGGTATTCAGGGCATTCAAGGTACTGCAATTCAGGGAACTACAGGTTCTCAAGGAACTACGGGTACTCAAGGTGCTACAGGTGCTCAGGGTATTCAAGGTATATCAGGTTCTCAGGGTTCTGGAGGAACACAGGGAACTACTGGTTCTCAAGGTACTACTGGCACTCAAGGTGCTACTGGGGCTCAAGGTCTTCAGGGTATTCAAGGAAGACAGGGAACAACAGGATCTCAGGGAACAACAGGATCTCAGGGAACTACTGGTGCTCAAGGTGCCTTAGGTTCTCAGGGTATTACTGGATCTGGAACACAGGGCACTACTGGTGTTCAGGGTGCAACAGGTACTCAGGGTGCCACAGGTACTCAAGGTCAGCAAGGTATTCAAGGTATTCAAGGTACTGCACTTCAAGGAACTCAAGGTGTTCCTGGAGGAACTGGACCTCAAGGTGCTCAAGGTATTCAGGGGGCTCTTGGACCACAAGGATCTCAGGGTATTCAGGGAAGACAGGGTATTCAAGGTACTTCAATTCAAGGTTCAACGGGACCTTCAAACACACTTAACTCCACTGCAGTAACAACAAATGCTACTTTCTATCCAGTATTCGTTGCTGGAATTGGTGATCAAACACCAAGTATAAGAACTGCAGCAACTGCATTTAGTTTTAATCCTTCTACTGGAACATTAACTGTTACTGGTGATGTAAACTCTGGTTCTGACATTAGAGTAAAAGAAAATATTGTTAATATTACTAATGCACTTGAAACAATTAGAAATATTAGAGGAGTTAAATTCAATTGGAAGGAAAGTGGAAAACCATCACTTGGTGTAATTGCACAAGAACTTGAAAATATTATTCCTGAATTGGTAAGTGGAGATCAAAATAAAACAGTAAATTATAGTGGATTAATTCCTGTTTTGATTGAATCTATTAAAGAATTGGTAACAAGAGTGGAAGTTCTTGAAGCAAATTCTAAATAATAATATAAGGAGAGAGCAATGTCCATAACCAGAAATAGAGAACTTTCACAATTTGGATCCTTTCTCTATATTACTGATTCAACTCAAAGTATTGCGATTACTGAAGGTGCATCTGGATTTGTTGGAATTGGTTCAACTATTCCCACTACAAAACTTGATGTTTATGGTGGAATAAGAGCATCGGGAGTGATTACTGCTTCTTCTTTTTATGGCGATTTAGTTGGAACAGCAACAAGTGTCCTAACAATTGACCCAACTCTTAGTTGGAATACTTCTGGTATTATTACTGCTTCTGCATTTTATCTTAATGATATTCCTTTAGTAAATGCAGAACTTCAAACTTGGTCAGTCGGTTCTGGAAATACCATTTATCGTTCTCTTGGAAATGTTGGAATAGGAACATCTATACCAACACAAAAACTTACGGTAGTTGGTAATGTTTCTGCTGGTCAATTTATTTCAACAGTTACAACGGGAACGCAACCTCTTAGCGTTTTATCTCAAACACTTGTTACCAATTTAAACGCAGATTATTTAAGAGGTAAAACTCCACCTTCTGGAAATATTGTTGGAACTACAGATACTCAAACTCTTACAAATAAAACTCTAACCAGTCCATCATTAACTTCTCCAGTAGTTACTTCTGGTGGTATTGATGTTAATGGTGGAGTTATTCTTGATGGATCAACTTCAGGTTCTACTACACTACAAGCATCCGCAACTGCTTCCGGAACATTAACTCTTCCTGCAGCAACTGACACTTTAATTGGAAGAAATACTACAGATACTCTTACAAATAAAACAATTTCAGCAGGTTCTAATACTATTTCTGGACTGACAAATTCTAATTTGTCTGGATCTGCTGGAATTACCAACGCAAATCTTGCAAATTCTACTATCTCTGGAGTTTCATTAGGAAGTACTTTAAGTAGTTTAACTGCGGGTAGTTACATAACTTATACCACTGGAACAACTTATAATGGTTCTACAGCAAGAACTATTAATGTAAATGCATCTACAACTGGAAGTGATAATATTGTTGCTCGTGATGCAAGTGGAGATTTCAGTGCTGGTACTATTAGTTGTGCATATTTAAATGCTACTTTTGATGTAACTGCAGCAAATCTTAACTCAAATTCTGATAAAAGAATTAAGGAAAATATAGAAACTTTTGATAATGCACTTGAAACAATTAATTCTTTAAGAGGAGTTAATTTTACTTGGAAGAGAAATCAAGAACCTTCTATTGGTGTGATTGCTCAAGAACTTGAGCAGGTTCTTCCTCAACTTGTGAAAGATGGAGATATTAAATCTGTAAATTATAATGGATTGATTGGTGTTCTAATACAAGCAGTTAAAGAATTATCGGAAGAAGTACAAGAACTCAAATCAAAAATCTCATAAATAATACTTGTAATGCCGAGTGGGGACACGAAGATGGCAAAGAGAAACCTTATCCATTTGAGGTCGGGGAGGTAAATAATGGCAATTCAAATTAGTGGAACTAATGTTATTGATAACAATCGTAGAATTGCGATTGGTGTATCATCAATATATGGGGAAGTGACTGCTGGCGGAACTCAAACTATTTCAAATAGAGAGATAATTTATGTAACTTCTGATAGTCAAACAATTACTCTACCTACAACTGCTAATCCAGGAAATGAAGTTGAAGTAGTGGTTGGTAATTATACTGCTGTTGCTATATCAACAGCAGGTAGTACTAATAGAATTATGGGACTTAATGAAAATATGACGATTGATGTTGCATATGCACCTGTAAGATTAATTTATATTGATGCTACCCGTGGTTGGGTTATTTCTTAATTAAAAAGGAGGATAAAATAAATGTCAAACTTAAGTCAATTTTTTTCGGGTGCGAATACTAACATCGCATTGGTTCCTATTGAACTTTTTATGGTTGCCGGTGGTGGAGGTGGCTCCGCTGGCGGCCCAGCTGGGCCAGGCCTGGGTGGCTCAGGCGGCGGCGGTGGAACAGTTATGTATAAAAAAACATTTGCAATTATTGGAAAATCATATACAATTTCAGTAGGTGCTGGTGGTGCTGCTGGGTCTAATGGAAGTAATACAAGTTTTGCAAATGAAATAGTCATGGGTGGAGGTGGAGGTGCTACATATAATGCATTTGGACCAGCTCCTACACCTTGGGTTGATGGTAGAATTTTTGCTCCTTCAGGTGGTTTAAATAACAATGGTGCCCCGTATCCGGCGTATGGTAATGTTATTGAACAACGTCAATTTATTAATAGGACAACTGATATTAATGTATCTTCTGATGGTTTTTATACAATTTGTGGATTTAGCACAGAATATATACCTTACCCTGTTAATAATTACGGTGGAAGTGGTGCAGGAACTCCTACGTATGGCAGTCCAAGTCCATTCATTGCTGGGTCTTTTGGTGGTTATGGCGTTCCTGCTTATATCATTGGTATAGCTTCTACTATTGCAGGCGGAGGAGGAGGAGGAGGTTACGGTCCAACTGCTGGCGGAGCACCTGGTAATGATGGAGGAGGAAATGGCTCCAGCACAGGTATTGGTGGTACTGCAACTGTAAATACCGGAGGCGGTGGCGGTGGCGGTGGCACCTCCAACAACGGCGGTGCTGGAGGATCTGGATTTGTAGTTGTTCGTTATCCTACGTCATGGGCTGCAGCAACAGTTACTGGTAATACTCCAACTCCTGCCCAACCTGGATATAATGTGTATCGTTGGAACTCTGGCCCAGGAACAATTACTTTCAACGCAACATAATTATAAGGAGAAATAAAATGGCACATTTTGCACGATTAGATGAAAATAATGTAGTTCAGGAAATTCTCGTTGTAAACAATGAATATTTAAAAGATGAAAATGGAAATGAAGTAGAATCTCTTGGTATTGCTCACATGGAGTCAGTTCATGGTGGCCGATGGATTCAAACATCTTATAATTCTAATATTAGGTATAGATTTGCTGGAATTGGTTGTATATATGATGAAAATTTAGATGCTTTTCTTCCCCCTAAACCACAGCAATCTTGGGTTTTAAATCAAGAAACATATACATGGGAACCACCAATACCTATGCCATCTAATACTCTTCCAGATGGATCCATTTATTTTTGGAATGAAGAAACTGTAAATTGGATTGTTATTCAGGTTGATTAGTAATTTTTGATTGCTTATTTGATAATAATAATATATAATGTTATTGAATAAAAAAATAAGGAGTTGAAAGTGGCTTTTCAATCTATATGGTACTATACCAATCTACCGAATAAAATTGTAGATATTATAGAAGAAGATCTTGCAGAAAAATTTGACCCACAATTACAAGATTCTAGAGTGGGCGGTGGTGATTATGGAACTGTAGATAAAGATAAAAGAAACGCGAAAAATGCTTGGGTTCCAACAAATCACTGGATTGCTGGATTTGTTTGGCATTATGTACAAAGAGCAAATCGTGAGAATTTTTTATACGACCTAACAAATATTGATGGAGAATCACTTCAATATACTGTATATGGAGAAGGTGAATATTATGGATGGCATAACGATGCCGGACTTGCATCTTATTATAAACCAATGTCTGGCGGAAATAGAGGACACGGAGAAGCAATTGCCACCGATTTTATTAACGAAAACTGTGAAAAGGTAAGAAAACTTTCTTTTAGTTTGTTACTTTCAGATCCAGATACTTATGAAGGAGGAAATTTACAGTTTATTGATGAATCCGGAAAATCTTATATTGCACCAAGACAAAGAGGAACCATTATTCTTTTTGATTCCAGAACACAACATAGAGTTCAAAAGGTAACTAAAGGTGTCCGTAAGAGTATTGTTGGTTGGACAGTCGGGCCTCGTTTTCGTTGAGTTGGAGTTAAATTATGGCAGAACAAATGACTCAAGAGCAAATTGACTTTCAAGAAAGAGTCAATGCTAATACTTCACCCACAAACAATGAACAATTTGATCGTGATGGATATTTAGTTTTAAGAAACTTATGGGATCCTCAAGATTTTTATTGTCCTCCACCAGAAATTAAAGGTAAGTATGATTATTACGGAAAACTTGAAAAGTTTTCTAATCAACCTGTAGAAAATCAAGTAGAAGGTTCTACTTCAAGGTATTATTATCCACCTTATAAGTATGCTCATTCTCAAATTAGATTAAAACTTGAAAAAGAAATAGGTAAAAAACTTTATAATACTTATTATTATGATCGTTTTTATAATCCAGGACAAGAATTAACAAATCATGCAGATCGTCCTGCTTGTGAAATTTCTGTGACTATTCACGTTGGAACGAATGCAAAAACTCCTTGGCCGATTTGGATTAAAACTCCAGATACTTATGATGATCCCGTTAATAAAACAAATATTCTTAAAAAAGGTGAAAATCGCTCAGTGATTCTTAATCCTGGTGATGGGATGCTTTATAAGGGGTGCGAACGTCCCCATTGGAGAGAACCAATGGCAAGAGAATATAGAAGAACTTGGTATGGTAGAAAGGTAGAGATAGAAGGATTATATTATCATCAAATTTTCTTTCATTATGTCCTCTCTGATGGTTATAGAGCAAATCACGCAGGAGACCGATAATAAAGGTATTAGTCCTCTTGAGAAATCAAGAGGATTTTTTTTTATGTCAATAAATAATTAAAAGTATAATATTTAAAAAATGGCTGTTCCAGCAGTTAATATTGTTATAGAGCAGGGAACTGATTATCAAGAAGTTTTTACTGTTAATAATCCCGATGGAAGTCCTTTAGATTTAACAGGACACACTGCGACTGCAAAGATAAGAAAATTTCCAGAATCTGTTTCTTATACTTCTTTTGGTGTTGGTATCGTAACTGCTGCAGGGCAAATTGTTGTATCTCTTGCTAATACTGTTACCGATGATCTAAAACCAGGAAGATATTATTATGATGTTATTACCACAACTTCTGGAGGAAAGAAAGTAAAAGTAGTTGATGGAATGGCTCTTATAAAAGCAACTGCGTCACTCTAATGCCTACGGTAACGATTGGAAGTACTGGTTATAATGTAATAGGATCTGGGAGTAATTCTTCAACAGTTTCTCTTGGATCCACTTCTTATAATGTAACTGCTGGTTATGTACCTTCCTTAAAAGTTACAAGAGAAGCAGATAGCCTTCAGGGTATTCAAGGTATCCAAGGACTTCAGGGTATTCAGGGAATTCAAGGACTCCAAGGTATTCAAGGTGCTCAGGGACTTGATGGTGCTTTTGCTGGCCAAGGAATTCAGGGTATTCAAGGTATCCAAGGAATTCAAGGTCAACAAGGACTTCAGGGAACTCAGGGTCAACAAGGAATACAAGGTCAGCAAGGAATCCAGGGAATTCAAGGTCAACAGGGACTTCAGGGAATTCAAGGTCAACAGGGACTTCAGGGAATTCAAGGTCAACAGGGAATACAAGGACAGCAAGGAATTCAGGGTCAACAGGGAATTCAAGGAATTCAGGGTCAGCAAGGACTTCAGGGAATCCAAGGTCAACAAGGAATCCAAGGTATTCAGGGGATTCAAGGTCAACAAGGACTTCAGGGAATCCAAGGTCAACAAGGAATCCAAGGTATTCAGGGGATTCAAGGTCAACAAGGACTTCAAGGAATCCAAGGACAGCAAGGAATCCAAGGTATTCAAGGAATTCAAGGTCAACAAGGACTTCAAGGTATTCAGGGACAACAGGGTATCCAAGGTATTCAAGGTCAATTTGGCATTCAAGGAGACCAGGGGTTACAGGGGGTTCAGGGAGAACAAGGAATTCAAGGTATTCAGGGAATTACCGGTTCTCAAGGAACTCAAGGACTTCAGGGAAATCAAGGTATACAGGGAATTCAAGGAGTTCAAGGATTAACAGGAGATACTTATTGGGTCCAAACTGATGTTGGTATTAATACTTTATCAAATGTTGGAATTGGCACAACAAATCCAACAGAACAATTAACAGTATTGGGGTCTGTTGGTATTGGTGGGAGTTTGATATTTAATGATAGTGCAGGAATTTCTACTGTAATCGTTGCAATAGGTACAGAAAGATTCCTCCAAAACATCATCATAGATTGCGGAGAATATTAATAAATATCTAAAACTCCAATAAATATTGGGTTGTTTTGCGGTATATACCACCATCTTAAATTGAATGATAAATACAGATCCTATCGTAAGGATTCTTAGATCCTCAGTTCCCGGTAAGAAACCAACAGTAGAGCAGCTGCTTACGGGAGTACTTGCAGTCAATACTTATGATGGTGATTTATATACATTAAGAGATCGCACTGGGGTTGGCACTGATGTTGTTAATCTTGGTGCTGGATCAAGAGTCACTAATATTCTTTATGTAACTGAAGATGGAAACGACACAAACACAGGAAAAAAACTTGGAGACGCAAAGGCAACAATCAGAGGAGCACTCACATCAGCAACAACAGGAACAGTTATTAAAGTTAGTGCTGGATCTTATGTAGAAAATAACCCCTTAGTTATTCCCGAACAAGTATCAATCGTTGGAGATAGTTTAAGGGAAGTATCAGTATCTCCACAAAATGCAGGTGAAGATTTATTCCACGTTTCAAATGGAAATTATATTGCTGAGATGTCTTTTACTGGAACTTTAAATTCAGGAAAGGCAGTTTTTGCATTTAATCCAGAAGAAATAGGATACTTTGATCAATCACCATACGTTCAGAATTGTACCAATTTTATTCCAAATAGTATTGGAATGAAGATTGATGGAAAGAAAGCAATTGGACCATTAAAATCAATGGTCGTTGACTCCTATACTCAATACAATCAAGGTGGTATAGGAGTTTCAATTACTAACGAAGGTTATGCTCAGTTAGTTTCTATATTTACGATTTGTAATGACGTTGCAATCTTCTGTGGGACTGGAGGTGCTTGCGACTTAACAAACTCTAACTCATCATTCGGTAACTATGCACTTGTTGCTGATGGAGTTGGTCCTTTAAAATATACTGGAATTATTACTGCAGCATCTCCAGCAAATGATGATACTTTTGTTTTAAATTTAAACGTTCCAACATTAAATATCACCTCTGCAAGATATGATAATGTAAGTGGAATTCTAACTGCAACGACAGATTCTCCGCATAAGTTCTCAGTTGGAATGGGTATTTCAATTGCTGGACTTGGTTTTACCTGCCCTTCTGGTCCAGGAATTGTAACCTATCCATCAGGAAATAAAGGTTATATCTTTGAAACAGTTACAGTTGCTCCAGGAAGATATGTTGATTCTTATAATTTAATTCAAGCAAATCGTCAAGAAATTATTGATACTGCTTATGCTGGTATTTCTTCAGTTTATCCATCTTTTGTTAACCCAAGTCCAGATAAGTGTAAGAGGGATATTGGTTATATTGTAGATGCTGTTTCTACTGATGTAAGAGATTTTACAAGTAGAAATACAATTGAAGCAACAAAGGCATATTTTAATTATTCTGGGTCTTCACTTATTGTAGGAATTTCAAGCGAAGTTCCACAAACAATTGTTGGGTTTAGTTCAGCAAGAGATTTAATGAAACTTGCGATTACAAATAATCTTACAAATAAAGATTTAACAATTGCACCAGATCCACTCACTGGAAGTAACACAAGTCCTGCATCTTGTGCAGATGTTCAGTCATTTATTGATAACCTTGTTGGTATTGTAACGACAAGATTAGATGCTGGAAATATTACAGGAGTAAATGCACTTCCTGTAGTATCAGCAGCAAGTACAACATTCAGTGTTTATGTTGGAGTATCAACTTTATCTCACACTTATAATTCAGGTGGAACTGCAAAGATTAATGTTTCTAGACCATTTGATGGTCAAGTCATTTATTTTGAAAGATTGTATTATACAATAGGTGGAGTAACTGTTGGTTCTGGCGGAACTGGGTACTCTGAAAATGTTGATGTAACGATTGAATCTCCGGAAAGTCCTTGGGGAATTCCTGCAACTGCTGTTGCTGAGGTAAGGGATGGAAAAGTAATATCAGTTGAAATGGTTTCAAATGGAAGAGGATATACTACTACTCCAAAAGTTACTTTTGGGTCTCCTACTGTTGGAATAAATACTGCTACGGGTACTGCTATTCTTATTCCAACTTACTATAGTATTATAAGTTCAACTCCAGTTTCTTCTGGAATTTGTACAATTACTGTAAATGATAATGTACCATATGGTGTTGGAGTTGGAACTGAGGTGAATTTCTTTAAGCAAAGTAGAGTATTAGCATCTGGTCATTCTCTTGAATATATTGGTTCTGGAACTGATATTGCAAAAGCACTTCCTGCAAATGGTGGAGTTCCGATACAAGTAAATGAAACTGATGGAAGAAATGGTGGATTAGTTGTATTTACTTCAACAGATCAATCAGGAAACTTTAGAATTGGTGATGGTGTCGTAATTAATCAGCAAAATGGAACGATTAGTGGAACGTTTTATTCTAAGAGTTTATTTTCAACAATGACACCATTTATTCTTGCATTAGGAGGAGATTGATAAATGCCATTAGCACTTAATGTATTCCAAACAGTTACAGCAGTTGTATCCACAAGTCCTACAATAGTTTATACAGCTCCTGTTGGATATACGGGAGTTATTCTTTTAGCACAAGTTGCAAATATTGGTGCAACTTCTGAAGATGTAACTTTAGTTCATCGCAGAGGTGCAACAGATACAAGAATGTTAAAAAATTATCCAATTTCTGCAAGTGATACTGCAAATCTTCTTTCTGGAAAATTAGTATTGGAAAGTGGCGACAAACTTGTAATATATGGTAGCAATGCTACTAATCTTGAATTTCTTGCAAGCATCTTAGAGACACTCAACTAATATAAAGTCAAATGGCAAAGTACCTCAGCAATCGCCAGAAAAATTTAAGAATTGGTATTAATTCTTATACAGAAAACAATACCGTATTAGAAGTAACTGGAAAGGTTGGTATTGGTACGACAAATGCAACACAAGAATTAGATGTAAATGGAAATATTCGTCTTCGTTCTGGTCTTTATGATGGAAATAATCAAGTAGGTATAGCAGGAAGTATTTTAGTATCTACTGGTAGTGGTGTCAAATGGGATTCTCCGACAGGAGCTGGATCTCAGGGTATCCAAGGTTCTCAAGGTATTCAAGGTATTCAAGGTACAGGAACTCAAGGTACTCAAGGTTCTCAAGGTATCCAGGGTTCTCAAGGTATTCAAGGTATTCAAGGTACAGGAACTCAAGGTACTCAAGGTTCTCAAGGTATCCAGGGTTCTCAAGGTATCCAGGGTATTCAAGGTACAGGAACTCAAGGTACTCAAGGTTCTCAAGGTATCCAGGGTATTCAAGGTACAGGAACTCAAGGTACTCAAGGTTCTCAAGGTATCCAGGGTA